TCCTGAAAATACGGTAGTAGGAACACTTGAGCAACAGGCCAGAGGAAATGTGTCTTATACATCGAATACGGAGGATGGAATGTATATCCGAAATTATTTAACGGATTTTGGATATACGGCACCAGCCTTAAATACGTGGCCTCTGAATCCTAGACTTCAGGCGACCCATATATATGTAACGGATGATGAGCGCCGCACGTTTGCAACGAAGCCCTTAAATTACATTGTGCGACAAGTTACACGATATTCATTTAGTGATGTAAATTCCAGACAGTTCTTTGAACTATTTACGCACAATCCGGTACCGCGACTCATTATTGTTCCAAGAAGATCGGATGCGATTAAGAATCTCAATACTTGGACGAACTATACGAATTGGTGGCAATATCCGAGGGCACCTTTTTCAAGTGCCTCATCCTCCGCATCCATTGGTAGTGCAGGATATTCGGGTATAAACGGTGTTGCCGCACAAAAAGATATCATACGGCAAATACGTATCTTATGTGATGGAAATGAAATCCAGGAAATAAAGCCCTTACAGTATTTCCGAGAGTTATCCTCGTGGAAGTATGCGACGGGAGTCTTTCCACCTGGTCTAGCGATTTACAGTTTCTCATTGGATACATCGAAATGGATTAAGCCATCGGGTACTCTGAATACCAGCAGAGTCAAGAAATTTCAGTTAGATATTGATATCTGGCCTTTAGCTCAAGATTCAAAGTTCTTAATGGAATATGTCGTTTATGTTGAAAGTCTGAATTTCTTGATTATTGAGGGTGGAATGGGTGGAATGAAATACGCGACCTAATAGAAAATCAAAGAACCCCTGCTTGATTAGATGGGCTGGTTCTCTAGTGATACACCTGCAGATGCAAGTACAGCAGATTCAAAATCTGAAAATACAAGCTGGTTCTCTAGTAAATCTAAGGATAAGACTGCAGATTCAACATCTGGAGATTCAGGCTGGTTCTCTAGTAAATCTAAGGATAAGACTGCAGATTCAAAATCTGAAAATACAAGCTGGTTCTCTAGTAAATCTAAAGGTAAGCCTGCATCTTCTAAACCTACCCCTGGTAGTTTAACGACTACAAGTTTATACAATAAGGTACAGTATCTAATTTCAAAAAATGTATCGGATCCCGAGGCGGATGCCTATGCAAGGCAGCAGGCAGAACAGGCGAAGCAAGATGCAGAAAAGAAAGAACGAGAGGATAAAGCCGCGGCTGATAAGGCAGAAGCAGATGCGAAGGCTGCAAAAGAAGCAGAAAAGGCGAAGGCTTTAGCCGCCAGGAGTAGATTTGATTATAAGGAGCTTATTAGTGAGTCAGCGAAGACAGTTCTTGCCACATTTCTATCGATCTTATTAACACTTTTCTTACTTTATGGAGGCCATCTTGCAGCAAACCAGGCTATAGGATACAAGGTACCTTTTCGTATCATGTCCTTCATCTATGGAGCAATAGGGGCTATTTATATTATACCGATGTCACTTTATAAGGTCTATGGAAAGGGTGAGACCTTACCGTATTATTCCTTCTTGCCTATATCAACCTATGTACCCAATGGAACTTTAGAAGAAATTTTTCTAGGGGGCTTCTGCTACCAGGAAGATGAAGCCAGTGTAGCAGCACGTTCTGCAGTAGAGACTCTTTATTCTGATGCATTTAAGAAGTCACAAGCCACTTAGAAGCCTTTTAGCTTATTTATATAGAATAATGAGACCCTTTGTAAGTCTTGTAACGCCCACGTACAATCGTAGACGTTTCATCCCTAGTCTCATTCGTATGATTCAACAGCAGACCTATCCACGTGATAAGATGGAATGGATTGTCTTTGATGATGGTCAGGAGGAGGTTCAAGACCTTTTTGAGGCTGAGAGGGATAATCTACCTATCTTGCGTTTTATTCACAGTGATGAGAAGTGCACTCTTGGTGAGAAGCGCAATCGGTTGAATAAGGAGGCCACGGGTGAAATTATTATCGCATTTGATGACGATGATTTCTATTTTCCTGAGCGCGTTGAAGCCACTGTTCAAGCACTCTTAGACAATCCAACGGTGGATCTCGCGGGGTCAAGTGAGGTCTATATGTTTTTCACGGATACCAAGGAGATTTACAAGGCTGGTCCATATTTCTCAAGGCACGCAACGAATGGAACGATGGCTTGGAGAAAGCGCTATGCCTTGAGTCGCAGATATGATGAGAATGTTGCCTTTGCAGAAGAGAAATCATTCTTGGAGCAATATAAGAATCCTCTGATACAATTGGATCCGATGAAGGTGATGCTGGTGATTAGTCACACGGACAATACCTTTGATAAGACGGAACTTCGTAAGGCAAATAATCCGATGATTAAGAAAACAGATTTGCAGATTCAAGATTTCATCAAGGATGAAACTCTTAAGGAATTTTTTATGACTGTTTAATAAATGAGCAAGACCTATTTATTTTACGCAGATATAGATGGAGATATTGATACTATATTGATATCTCCTTCTATAAGACAGTTAACTTGTAAGGATGGGTCCAAGTTTTTTCTGGATGATATAACGGAAGACGGCGAACTATACAAGGATCATACTTGGACAATATACTTTGAAAAAGAATGTGACATACTTTTCTTAAGATACATGTATGCGCTTTTAGATAGTATGGACTTAAACGATTATATATTTCCTTCAGCCTAAACAAACATTCTGCACGATTAGTATAGATTGGTCTAGCGATGTCAAGAGACGATTCAGTAAACAAGATGCTTGAGGTATACGAGCAACCCTTGGTGAATTCTGTAACGGAATCATCAGGGTATGCTATACAGCCTCAGGATGTAAAGGTTCCTCTACGGCCTCACCAGCTTGCAATGGTTCACGCGATGCAACAGAAGGAAACAACGTGCGTGGAGGGATTTACGGTTAACCAGGAGCGGCATCACTCGCAGTTTGCCATTCTAGGTGACAAGGTTGGTTCGGGTAAAACCTTGATGATGTTAGGCTATATATCAAATTTAAAACAAAATCCTCCCAATGCGATTTTCTCTCGGATTCACCCTTTGTCTCAAGAATCTTTTTGGAGCCAGAAGCCTGTTCATGCACAGGAATGCTCAGGTAATACTCTCATTATTGTTCCCCACACTCTTTTTCACCAGTGGAAGTTTGCGATTCAGCAGCAGACCACTCTCTCATTTTTTGAAGTCAAGACGACGAAGGCTCTTGAGAAACTCGATTTTACCAAGTTAATTAAGGAGCGCGATATCACTCTAATGTCCAATACGATTATAAAGCAATTTATGAATGAAGGAAACCGAGATACAATCCAGTGGTCTCGGGTAGTCTTTGATGAGGTAGATAGTATTCATTTTACTTCTACAGTCATGATGCCGAAGGCGAATTTCTATTGGTTGATTACTGCTACGTGGGCGAATGTTCTCTTTCAGGGACTCTATATGTATTTATCAAATACCTTTCTTACGCAACGAGCGGCCTCCTTGCATCCTGATTTACTTACCTTGCTTCATCAAGACCAGGTGACGAATGGTACGAATTATTATTCGCGCTATGATGTGAAGAGTCACAATTTTTTCGCGGAGTTTATGTCGAAGCATCCGAATCGGGGTCATCTAGTTCTTTTGACGAATTCTGCTTTTATGGAGCAGAGTTGGCGGTCACCACCCGTCATTGAGCAGAGAATTATGTGTGAATCCCCGATTTCCCATAGAATCGTTGCACAGTACGTGAATTCGGAAATCCAGGAACTTCTACACGCTGGAGATGTACAGGGGGCTTTAGAAAAGTTAGGAGTGAATAATACGTCGCAGACATCTCTCATTAATGTGGTTTGTGAGGCACGAGAGAAGGAGCTTGATAGATTAGAGAAGACCTTAGCTTTTAAGGAAACCATTGAGTATGCGACAGCTCAGGCGAAGGAACTCGCTATTACATCGTTAAGGATAAAGATTACATCTATCAAGGAGCAGATTGCTTCCTTGAAGCAAAGAATTCTTCACGTGAAGGATGAGATTTGTGCAATTTGTTTTGAGGATCCGAAGGTGCCTACCTTTGTAATGTGTTGCTCTCGTTTATTTTGTGGTGCCTGTATTATCCAGTGTATCCAGAGAAATCCTTCGTGTCCCTTGTGTAGATCGGCTCTTGATTTCAAGAGTCTTAGACAGGTGGATATGGATGATAGTTCATCCAGGAATTCTGTAGTAGTGACAGACGAATTGATTATAAAGAAACCTAAGAAGAAGGATGCACTTTTGAATCTCATTAAGGAAACAAGGAACGGCAAATTTCTGGTGTTCAATCGCTATGACAATCCATTCTTAGAATTGGAGGGGCAGCTCTTGGAGCTAGGTTTCCACGTAGCAACTGTAAAGGGGAACAAGGACCATGTATCGAGTATCTTGAAGCAGTTTGAAAAGGGAGAGATACAGGTTCTTTTGATGAATAGTACGCAGGCGGGTGCAGGAATGGACTTGAAATCTGCAACACACATTATTCTAATGCATTTAATGCGGAAGGAGGAAGAAAGACAGATTGTAGGTCGCGCAATACGTCTTGGACGTACAGAGCCACTTACATTGGTTCGCCTTTTACACGAGAATGAACAGATGATGGCTAACTGAATGATTAGTTGTAAACACATAGCTGTTTTGGAATACTCATTGCATCTATTTTCTTCAATTGACTTGCAGGTACCTTGGTCGTCTTCGCTTGAACAACCTGTGTGAGAACCACTGGAATATCTTCAATTGCACAACCGTGCTCATCTGAAAACTGAATCATCTGTTTCCATGTATTGTACATAGATGATTGACGAGTGAGAACCTGTGTGAACTGTAACTGAGAAGCATTAGGTATCTCAGTAATCTGATACTCTGATAGGAAGGCATTTGTAATCTTCAGTTTGAGTTGAAAACTTGGTCTTAGAAGATTCCAATTCTGATAAAAGAATGCCCAGTAGTCAGCCTTATCACTCAAATCAAACAATGCCAGGAATTCCTTATAATGCTTCCAGGGGTTTTCTGCAGAATTCAGGCGCTTATGCATATTCTCGTGCACACATAGACCAGATAGATTGCCCAAGTTATTCTCAACTTCTGGAATCACTAGGGGGTCCCAGTAATCGTAGAGACAGGAGTGGCTAAATCTTAAGATATCTGTACTCGGTTCCTCCGTCTCACCATTTTCCCCAGCAACCAATTCTGGAGTTTCTAGGGCTGCATCCTGTTTCTGAAAGATGGAAACGGAATCACAACCATTCATAGATCTGAGGATGACTCGCAAATCTGCAGATGCGAGCACTTCAGGGCGTAAGGTAGTTCCTAGCCAAGTCTGAACCGTTTGAACAGGGAATTCCATCGGAATATAGGTACTCAGACGAACAATATGCTGATAGGCACGACCCTTAATTTCATTACAAATTAAGAGAAGTGGGTGCGTAGTTTGACCTGGCTTCCAGGCGCGCATATAATCCAGGAGCTCACTCAGACCTCCTTTCTCTCCAAGACTGAGACCATCTATTTCATCTAGAAGAACAGCCAACTTATGGTTGTTCGCCGTAGGAGACATCGCCTCTAGAACAGATTTCTGGGTTAGCAGAGGAATAATCTGCTTCTTGAAGGCCTGACCACTTCGTGTATGACTTGCATTTAATTCAATAATACGATAGGTCTCCTGCTTTAAGATTTCTCTGGCTAATGTGGTTTTGCCAACACCTGGGGGGCCAACTAATAAGAAGGCAGATGTGGTTGGATTCTGTAACCATCGTCTAAGTGAATCTTCCACACTTGGATGAAGGTTTGCATAAGGCATCGAGTCTTATAAGAAATGGCGAATTTCTCTTTAGACTCTAGAATTCATATCATTGAACTTTGGCAAGACAACTGGCAAGGGTGGCATTCTTAACATCAATTGTCTTAATAGCGACACAGGTGTCACCGTCATAAACACCCTCCCATGTAACTCCAGCTTCCTTGCAGCGGTCACAAATTGGTTGAAGATCAGCAGGAGTTTTTGCGGCTGAAACATCCTTTGCCGTATATGCAAATACCTTGCTTCTGTCTGTAGGACTTGCCGTGCTTAGACCACTTTTGTCCATTTGTAAAAGGCTAGATGTTGATACACCAAGCATATCTACACAGGCGCCGTCGGTACCAATTGTTTTAACAAATGTTAAGTAATCCGGACACATATTTACATTGGGAGGCCAAGTCATCGGGAGAACCGGGTTTGAAAACCAGCGGTAGCCAAAGAGAACAAAGACAAGCGTTGAACCAATTGCGTAGATGGTTGCAATACCCATTCCATATGAATAAAGTCTATTGCTACCAATGACAACCGCAAGAATTGATGAAATGACATAGAGAACAAGCAACCAATTTATGGATGCAGCTGCAGCCATTATATCAACTCCAAAGATAACAAGAGACGACATACTACTGGGGACTTTTAAAAAAAACAAAATCTTTAATCTCTTATACACTTTTTAAAAAGTCTGTAAGAAATAATTATGATTGTTCAATACACCTTTTTAATGTGTATTGAATTTTGAAGACTTTTTTAAAAGTCTATTTACATCAAGCCAGGGAGGTAGGCGACCTTGAGCACAGGGGCGGCGAGGACACCCGTCTGCAACTCAATGTAGCAGGCATCGCTGCCATCCGTTGTAGGACTCGTCGCGCTGACCACCTGGACCTTGCGGAACACACGGGATGATGAGACAACCGTCTTGCCCATGTCCTTGAGGAGCGTGCCGGCGTTTACGTTGGCACCTGTGAAGACAGTGGCAGGTAGTCCCGTGGCCGCGGCGAGTGTAGGGGGCTTCGCATCACCACCCGCACCCGTAGCAGGTACACTTACCTTTAGGAGGAGCGTTGAGGGCTGGGCTGTAGGAACTACGAAATAACCGTTCGTCTGCTTGAAAGAGCGCGTAAGGACTGACATTTGCTTATACCTCCGGCCTAGAAAAAAATTATAGAATAAGGTCTTTAAACCTTCAAAACAACGCCGATTTTGCCGGTAGGGAAACTTACGTACAAACAGATGAACTTCCAGAGAGCCGAGTTTCAGGATGCAAATGCTGAACCCGGCTTTGTCTTACCGAATACGAATCCCTCGCCCGTAGGTGGAATGAATGGCCGAGTAAATTTAAGCGCACCATCGGGTCCAGGTGGCTCTGCCGAAGTCCCTGGATTTTCTCATAGAACAACCACCGAAACAACCTTTGCCACGGATGCTCTTCGTGGAAACTGGGAAGTGACACCTTTATCCAGTGCATTCTTTAGCAAACAGAATGCAACCCTCATTCAGAATGGAATACGCAAGGCCGTATATGATAAATCTGGGCCGAAGCAATATAAGATTGACGACCAATCCGCCGATGAACTCACCATAATTATGAGAACAATGTATCTTCAGTATGCCCAGAATCTGCCGTATGATATCACTGGTCAGGTTGCAGAACTCAATGAAAAAGTTATAAACTGGTCTGTTCCTCACATCTTGAGTGCCGTGGATCATTATCAGTATTATTTGAACGATATCAGCCATATGCCGGTTCCTATGGCTCGTTCCGTAAGCCTAAGTTCCGCTGGTACCAAGAGCTTACCTCAGAATCCGTTCATATAATCAAGGTGTCGTAGGCTTCTTTAGCTTGATTACCTTCTTCGTTTCCTTTCGCAAGGGAGTGCCCGTACGCGCTGCCTCGCGAGTGACCTGAAGTGTTGCCCACGTCGACTCAAATACATCTAGATCCCGGGTCCAGAGGGTCTCCACCGAAGTCTCCTTCAAACTCTCCAGTGCCGTACGCGCGAGTTCCACCGTCTTACGGGCATCATTCACCGCCGAAGCCTTGACGCGGTCCATTCGCATCTTGAGCAAGTAATCATAGGAATCCACGGCATCGGGCTTCTCTGGACCATCGAGTGCCGGTAGATTCTCCGCCTTGAGAGCCGCCACGATATCCTCATCCGACTTACGCCGTAGATCCATACGATCCTCCAGTAGAGCCAGGAGGAACCGAGCCTTCGCATCGTACTCCTGCAGCTCACGCTCAAGACGCTTCATCTCAAGCCCCTTGCGATCCTCGTAGCCCTTCAGCCGTACCTGGTAATAATCCTCCATCATATCTCCCACCGTGCCGTACCGCTTAATCTTCATCTCAGGGCTGAAGCAGACCATATTTGTGGTGTGCCACGTGGTATTCAGCTGTAGCATCTTCTCCGCCGCCGGTGCGTCCGTACGCATCTCAAAGTAGGTATCGGCATCAAAGTATAGGATGAACTTCACCTCCGTGTCATTGTACAAGTCATCAAACGACTCGAGAATTGGCTTGATTCCCTTGTCCTTGTCGCCCGTACAGAGTGTATCCAGATAGGCCTTGTAGTCCTTCGTCCAAGTGCCTACCGGCAACTCGGATACCGTAATTGTATGCTTCGTGTCATCCCACGTTGACTTGCCCTTGGTGACCCAGGTGCAATCTGCCGTACGATGGATGGTTCCGGTGAAGCCATACCACCACGGCTGAAGAATGAGTCCCGCCAGGGTGTTGCGCCGTAGGGAAAGGCGGTCACGCAGCAGCGACAGAACATCACTGGGGTTGTGAGGAGGGATGTTCGTGGAGAAGCCCGTACCGATGCCCACTGCACCATTAATGACGAGAAGTGGTACGGTCGGCTGATAGTAATGAGGCTCTACGACCTCACCGTCATCATCAATGTACTCCAGGATACCCGCATCATCCTTCTTGAAGAGCGTATCCACGATAGGCTCAAGCTGCGTGTGGATATATCTCGGCTGAGCGGCATCCTGACCACCCATCAGTCTGGAACCAAACTGCCCGTTGGGTACCAGCAGATTAATGTTATTGGAGCCCACGAAGTTCTGAGCCATTCCTGTAATCGTGGAGTTCAGGGAAGCCTCGCCGTGGTGATACGCCGCGTGCTCAGAGACGTATCCTGCAAGCTGGGCAACCTTAATCTCTGTACGCAAGCCACGCTTCAAACAGCAGAAGAGAATCTTGCGCTGGGAAGGCTTGAGGCCATCCATCACGTGAGGCAGAGAACGCAAATTATCGGCATTGCTGAAATGAATCAGCTCATCGTGTACAAAGCGGTCATAGGGAACCTTGCCACCCTTAATAACACTGAGTGTGCGCCGCGCATCGTAGGTCTTTAGCCACTCCTTGCGGTCATCAGAGCGCTTCTTAGCGAAAGCGAGGCAAATCGCATTGTCGGAATTATCGTCCCACTCGTACTTCATATCAAAGAGATCCTTGAACCACTCACGCGCCTCCTGAGGCGTGGAAGTGCCCAATCCCTTGTAATACTTCACCGTCCAGCCACGCAGAGGATTTGTTGCATCAGTGGTCACATTCGCTTCACGCCAGGTATCAAACTCACCCTGGCTATAAAACGACTTGACATCGTTGCGCTTGGTAATCTTGAGCAAGGGAGTCGCTAGGCAGCAGAGGAATCCATTCATCAGGAGAGAGGGCCAGAAAGTGTGGAAGAAGTTCATCAGAAGACCCTTGATGTGGGAACCATCGTGATCCTGGTCCGTCATAATCATTACACGACCGTAGCGAAGAGCATTCACCTTGGCATACACCTTGCCCTGCTCAAGGCCAAGAATCTTCTTGATTGCCGTGAGTTCCTCGTTCTTGTTGAACTTATCCTGGCTGATGTCCTTTACGTTGAGCATCTTACCACGAAGAGGGAAGACACCCCACTTCTCGCGACCGACCACTGCAAGACCGGCAATGGCCGAGGCGGCAGCTGAATCTCCCTCCGTCAAGATGAGTGTACACTCGGTTGACTTGGCGGTACCGGCCCACAGAGCATCCTCGAGCTTAGGGAGACCACGGAGAGTCTTACGCTTCGAGCCGTCAGTCTTCTTAGCATCCTTGGCGGACTTGGCATCCAGAATGGCCTGAGCCTCCTCGAGAAGGCCAATCTTCACAAGGGCATCAGGTAGCTTCTCAGACTTGAATACAGAGCCGAACTTGGTTGCAGGAGTTGTCAGAGTCTCCTTCGTCTGTGAGTCAAAGGCCGGATTGACAATCGTGGCATTGATGAAGAAGACTACGGAATCCTTGAGCTGCGTTGGCTTGATATCAATCTTCTTCTTCTTGGCGACCTCCGTGAATGAGCCGAGAACATTCTTGAGTACCGTCTCCACGTGCTTGCCACCCTTGCGTGTATTGATGCCATTCACAAAGGAGATATGGCGGTCATCTGGAGAATCATCCTCTGAGAAGAGATTGCGTGCTAGAACGGCACCCACCTCCCAACGCTCACCACAGCGCTCGTAGGCGTGTGATGTCCCATCCTTGATGAAGAGGTTGATGAACTTCTCAAAGGTATTCGTGGGTACTAGGGTGCCATTCCACGTGACCTTGACATCCTTACCTGCCATTGCACCGAGCTCAATCGCACGAGTATGGAGGACCGTCATCATTGCATCCAGATCAAGGCCAGGGAATCGCGAAGAGTCGGGCTCATAGGTAATCTTGACGAATCCCTTGGCACCCTTGTCCTTTACGATGGAAGGCTTTCCAGCGATGGCCATATGATCCTTCCAGACCTGAGTATACTTCTGACCTGAGGCAGGGCTACGTGTGCTCAAGGTAAAGGTGTTGCTGAAGATATTGGTCAGCTTGGCACCATAACCGTTCTTGCCACCGACAATCTTCTCTTCCGTCTTATCATAGTTGCCACTGGTCAGAAGGTGGCCGAAGATGAGCTCGGGGGCATAGACCTTGTGCTCAGGATGCATCTCAATAGGAATCCCGTCGCCGTCATTCTCCACATCTACGACGACCTTGTCGCCTGTACGCGTCACTGAAATGTCAATGTGCTTAATTGGCTGGCTATTGGAGCCAGCCTTCGCGGCCTGGCTTCTGACAAGTGCATCACGGGCGTTCACGAGAATCTCATCGAAGATCTTGTAGAACCCTGGATTGAAGGCGACCTTACGATGTGCCATCTTTCCCGTGGAAGAATCATAGACCCAGCGAACCTCCTCGTGTGTCTCGGTGCTGCCTACATACGTATCAGGAAGCTCAAGAATGTGCTCACGATGAGTATGCTTCTTATACTGATCAGCCATTTTGGTTGTACTTATACCAAGGGTACCCCCCACGGTCAATTTTTACGGTTGCGTTTTGCGTTTACATTTGTCTAAAGAAGATTATAACATATATTAGTATGAATCATAGTCACGTGGATAAGACTGTAAATATGTCAGAATATGCTGCAGTTGTATCTATAGGTAATAAATGTCCTACAGCAATGTTAATTTCATCCTTTGGTATATATGTGCATCCATTTCCCTTTGATTACATTCCGACCACACCCCAGCTTATCTTAAAATATATGAAGGACCAAACCGATTTTTATCCAGAAAAGGATCAGATCTTGAATAAGGATGGAGTCTGGTTTGGTCACTTCAATGTCTGGGATAAGTATGATGAAACCATTACAGAATTCAAGGCCAGATTTCAAATGTTATTTGATCTTTTAAAGGAAAAGAAGAAGATACTCTTTGTGTATACAACGGAGGCTGATATGTACAATGAATTTGGATGCAGATACAAGGATAATTATTCAGATTTGAAGGCTTTTCGCGATTATTTAATTGAGACCTACCAGTATTCAGATTTCCTAATTTTAGCCATTCATACCAATAAGATTTTTGACCCAGAACCTAACTTCCTTCATTATACGATTAATATAGATCAGAAATATCTTTCAGACAATGGAGAAACACATCAATATCATATTTTTACTCCTTATAGAAATACTCTAAGATCTATACTTGATAAGGTAATCATCCGATAATCTTGGTCTAAAACACAAGGCATCCTTTATATTAAGATGAATTATGGAGAAATTCATACACATATCAATTCATCTGAATATGATGCCATTGTATCGATAGGGAATAAATGTCCAACTGCAATGATTCTAAAAGACCTAGGAATTTACAGAGAATCCTTTCCCTTTGATTATGTTCCAACGACACCTGGTCTTATTCTGAAGTACTTGAAATTTCCATATGAGTTTTACCCAGGAAAGGGTCAGCAATATACTGCGGATGGTCTATGGTTTGGACACTTTGATTTGCATTCCAAATATGATCTAACTGTGGAAGCCTTCAAGAGGAGATTTGATAGACTCTTTCAGAAGCTCCAGGATAAGAAGAAAATTCTATTTGTCTATACATCTGAAGCAGATATCTATAATGAGATGAACAATCGATACAATGACAACTATGCAGATTTACTGAAGCTGCGTAGTTGGTTAATTGACATATATCAATCTACAGATTTCTTATTCCTAGCCATTCACACCAATAAGTGGTTTCCTAATGAGGACAATATCATTAATTATACAATTATAGTGGATCAGAAATATTTATCAGATAACAAGGAAACGAATGTTCCAGAAGTGTTTGAACCATATAGAAATGTCTTAAAGTCACTTCTTAGTAAAATATTCCTAGACCCCTTATAGTAATGGCCTGTGGTGCGTGTAAAATGGCAGGTGGTGCAATGCCGCTTTCGTATGTAAATCCTAGTTACAGAGAGCCTTCTGCGTATGCTGGTCCGAATCGTGTATTCTCAGAACCTGGATTGGCGAGACCCGCCTTGAATTTAACGGGAGGCAAGCGTAGCAAGAAGTCCAGAAAATCTAGAAAGCAAAGACGTACACGTAGAAGTAAACGTGGTGGATTCTATCCTTCTGTGATGGGTAATTTTATCCAGAATGGTTCTCGACTTATACCTGCTGCTGGTGTTACTGGTTATCGTATGCTTAAGAACTTCAAGAAGTCTCGTAAGAACAGAAAGTAAACTCTTTAACTCCTTCCGGTACTAAAAATTCCGCGCAATTCGCCTAAAGACAGAAAGCGTCCGACAAGGAGAAGGAGAGATGTCTGTCCAAGCAAAGGCTACCCCGAATGCCAACGGAAATCTATTTGAGGTAAAGACGGTGCAGTCTGGTGCTTTTCGCACCTTAATTGAGGCACTCAAGGAAATTCTTACGGAGGCTAACCTAGAGTTTGATTCCCAGGGAATCAAGATTGTGGCGGTTGATGAGACCCATACGGTTCTCGTCTATTTGAGACTTCACGCGGATCGCTTTGAGAACTTTTACTGCCCAGTGAAGCACGTTCTTGGCGTAAATATGATCTATCTATTCAAGCTCATTAAGACAATGGGTAACAATGATAGCTTAACACTATATCTACCTGCGAACAATCCGAATAAGCTTGGAATTCGTATGGAGAATACGGAGAAGGCGCAGGTGACGAACTTCTTCCTCAAGCTCTTTGACACGGATGTGGAGGATATCAGTATCCCCAGCTTGAACTTCACCAGCATTATCCATATGCACAGCGCGGATTTCCAGAAGATCTGTCGTGATATGAATGTTCTTGGTGAGAAGATGGAGGTCACGAGTAGTGGAACCAACTTGATTTTCCGTTGTATCGGTGATTTCGCTGAGCAGGAGACAGTCATCGCGGATAATAACCAAGCGTCTATGAAGGTTCAGACGAAGGGTACGACGAATGAGATTGTTCAGGGTGTGTTCCAACTCAAGCACTTGGTTCTCTTTACGAAGTGCACGACACTATGCCCAAGTATTGAGCTTTACTTGAAGAATGACTACCCTTTAATCTTGCGTTATATGGTTGCAAACCTTGGAGAGGTCAAGCTTGTTTTGGCTCCCATTAAGAACAAGAAGGAATAAGAATATAAACTATAGGTTAAACTAACACTAAAAATTGATATATGATACTTAATGAATTAGGTATCACATAGCAATGGCCCAAACTGCGAATCTTCCAGAAATCGTAAACCTTCCAGGACAATTTTGCGTGGAAACACATAAAGGAAATAGGCGTGGATATGGCTTTCTTCAGGCTGTTCCTCATGTGTTTAATCCTACGGAAGTTGTAGGTGCAGAACTTACAGGTATATATACTACAACTAATGTTTTGAAACCAATCAATCATGAGAATCATTATTTTAGAATTCAAAGTTCTCCAGAATATGTTATACAACACCGAAGTTTATGGAGACGTACAATGACGCGAAAAGGTCACGGCAATGTAAATAGAATTACACAGTGGAGAAATACAGGAACCGCACTTCGGTATGCTGGTGTAGATTATCCAGTTATAAGATTTACAGCACATGCAACTGTTATTCCAGTGATTCCAACATCTTCCTTCATTCCACTTATTGTGGAAAATAATGCTACAGAAGTTCCAGCTATAGAAATACTCTTTCAAGCCCCTGTAGCACAAGCACCAGTAGCACAAGCACCTGTACAAAAGCGTTATCCAATGATGGTAATTCCTCAACACACAGTTCGCGCTCTTTTACGGGATGCGGCAATGCAGGAGGAGCAGTGCCCAATTACTGGAGGAGATATTGATATTACAAATGGCGCAGTGACCTCGTGTTTCCATATCTTTGATAGAGGAGCCATTAATACCTGGATTCGGATGCCCACATCACGTGATAAGTGCCCTGTCTGTAATACCCCTTGCAATGTCTATACATTAGATGAACCCCCACCTCTCGGATAGGTGGAAAGGTAAAAATTGAAATCCACATTTTTCATATAGTTTGTACCAAAAATGAGCATTCAAACTTCGCTACCAGAGTACTTTGCGATTCAAGAGAATAATGATTACTATCTGTATCAGAATACTCTTTATCAATCCGCTGAAACATCTTACGAAAAGATATCCGTGATTTGGCCAGTTGCATCTGCAACCTTTGGACATCTAACCTCTTATTATTTACGGGATACAACGAAGAAGGTTACAACGAGTCGGAAGTGGATTGCAAGAGAAAATGATGTATGCATATGGAATCACGCTGGAAAAGAGATTGATATGAAAAAGTCAAATGGCCACGAAATTACGATTCCAGTTATACGTATTGATGATGACCACAATGTTCTTCCATACAATTGTAAGAACATGAATCCTTCTGCAGACCTTGGTCACCAAGGTGAAAGACGTGGGCAGGATATTGTTGCAAGGCTATATAGAGAAGACCCAGTGAATACTGTTCCAAGTGCCGCATCGGCACGTAATAGAGTATATCCTTTACAAGAAACTATAATTCCCGTAGCTCCTGTGATTTCTCAGCCGCCTGTAAACTCAGGAATCCCCCATCATGTAAAAAAACTCCTTGTGGCTGATATGATCAGTCGCAAGGAGTGTTGTCCGATATCATCTGATTATATTACTCAGGAAAATGCAGGTGTCACTTCCTGCGGTCACGTATTTGTCTTAAGCGATATTCAGAAGTGGCTTTCAATAGAATCTTCAAAGGGTCTTTGCCCGATGTGTAAGGAAAAATGTAGCGTCTAGTTACATTCTCTTCTGAACGTGTGGAGTATAGAGAACCTCAGACTCTGAGCATCTGGAATCCACGAAGGCAAGCCCATCAGAACTATTGAATTTTTCTGCATTTGCATTCCAGACCTTCAAGATGTTAAAGGTTCCCTTTTTTGGACTTGCACTAATCCCCATACACATATTCTCTGGGTCCTTGAAGGCCACGCCTAGCATAGCGTGAAGGAGTTGCGTGGTGAAAATTTCTTTTACATTATCGGAAGGAACCTTAATACTATAGCTTCCTCCACGAATATTTTGGTGATTCTCCCAAAGGGGTAAAATAGAACCACGCATAAAAAAGGGTAGACCATTCTTAAATTTTGCTGAACCTATTTCCTCGATGACCTGTAACACATCGCCCCAGGTATCACAGGTATGCACTTTTATAAATGTATCGATTGTCCAACGTTCAGCATCCGCCTGATGAAAATATAGTGTCCAAGACCCGGACGGAATCAAGTCGGTTATCGTTAGCTGTGGTATATCTGCCGCCATTACTAGACTCATGTATCACTGAATCATTAAGCCCCTTGGTTAATGAATCACCCGTATCTGTAATTAAATCCACTGATGCAATTGATGCAAGCTGAAAATAAGAATGACCTGTCTCACAACACCATAGGGTAAATAAATCAAGGAGAGATGGCTCAATAGTACCTGTCCATTGAACTGTATTAATCCACTCTGTTAAATCAATGGGGTCATAACCGGATAGTTTGACTACAAATGAAAGATAGGATATGTGTTTTGAACCATTTAGATTTATATTCATATTTATATCATGGAACCTAGGAGGATTCGTTTTACAAGACCATTTTATGGTTTCCACTGGAACATCTGGAAAGAGTAAAGAATAGACTGGAATCTGATTTTTTAAAATCAGCCATTCTTTATCAATCATAATTTCAGTATGCGCAGCCTTGACAATTCTTTTTAGAATATCAATAGTCTTCATACTTTTATTATATAACCAAGGAAGCCATGACCACATAATCCCTCGAATCATAACTATCTAATAGAATGATTCTAGAGTTTAGACACTTGAATAACGCATTTTTAATTTATGTATATCTTGAAATACCACATTCAGTATCAAGTCTGAGAGGTTTGGCGGGGCAACCATAGGGCTTCTTACGTTCATCTCTATCATTATCATAATCTCTTTTATATTCCTTTCTCATACATCCACATCTTTTAGGAGGCTGCTTACATACTTCACATTCTTCTCTTTCCTCGTGTTCTCTCCTTTCTTCTCTTACATATTCTCTTAATTCGTGGGCACCGTGCTTCATTTCATGGAGTGCCCACGAAAGAAACATATATACTGGAATAACTGCTAGAATTATCCAATTGACTATTTCATATCCATTTTGACAAAGTGCAAAAAAGAGAGCCGTAGTTATACCACCTAAAAATAAATGTGGAATTATCCGATACGATCTTAAAAATAATATATCTGATAGAATAAGACCAGTTGTAAACGCAGCCATAAGAAGTCCAGATGAACACAGCGCCATTCTAACTAGTCTACAGCTTTTTTACCTTGTTAAGAACTGGGTAATACCGACCAATTGCATCGCCTACCTCACCATTGTCATTCACGTATACCGTATTCTCGGTATCCTTGAAATACATTACACCCTTGTAAAGCCACTCTTCAACCTCAACACCTTCCTCTTCCTCCTCAACTTCAACCTCTTCCTCCTCGACTTCCTCCTCCTCGACTTCCTCCTCCTCGACTTCCTCCTCGACTTCCTCCTCAACTTCAACCTCATTTGTCTCATCTGCATCAATCTCTGATTGATCAACCTCCTCGTAATCAGAAGATGGAATAATATCCGCACCTACATTCTGAAGATCTAAACTAGTGGCACTTGGCTGAATCGAGGGAATTGTATGAGCCGTATCAATTGCCGAAGTTGCTAGTTTCTGAGAAACAAGGAAGTTCAGAATAGAGGATGTCGTCTTACTAAGCCCCTGAATCATATCGCGGAGATCCTTGATTTCATTGGACTGATTATTTACCGTGGAGCTCATCTTGTCCTCCACGACCTGAATGACTTCATCCGCAAACTTAAGAAGAGTCTCATTTACGTCGGCCTGTGCTGTCTTCAATGCACGGTACATTTGTGATAGCTACGTTTATTAAAACAGGCTTGTCAATTTTTATGCATAGGGTTATGATCGCACTTTCACGTGTAAATTCATCACCGCATCAAGAGTACTTTCCTTATCCTTCAAGGGCTTCGACCGCTTCAAGCGTAGACCAGACTCCATTGGCTTCACAATATCGAGACCTGCACCCGTAGCGGTCGTATTACGCAAGGATGTCTCATAGAAATCAATGGGCTTCGTATCGAGCGTTGCAAGAATACTAATGACAGGTGGAAGATGAGCATCAATACGTAGTTCCTTCTTTTCAATAATACTACGATATTGCTGGTGACTTAGAACACCGCCAAAAAACGTCAGACTCTCTCTGGGAGGCGCAGGGTGAATGGACGCAATTTGCGAATACATTCTGTGAAGAAGCGCCTGTCTTTCCCAGCGAACCTGTGGGTCAATATGCTCATTCAGCAAATATGAAAGACTGCAGGATAGAGTGCAGAAATTACCATATACAGTATACATACCACACTCCTCCTGAGTCGGCAGAACAACCGGTCGTCCCTCAAATCCACCCGCGCACCAGAAGCAGGCCGCAGATGTATTCTGGGGAAGTGATTGTGTCTGATTGGCCTCCTTGTATTCAATCATCACATCAATTGTGCGAAAGGCCTTCAAGGTTGGTTCCTCTTGAACAGTTGTCGCAATAGCTGGTTTTTGAATCTCCTTAACTGACTCACTAATCGCCTCAGGAAAGTCCTCCTTTTCAGCGACCTTCAATTCATCGATTCCTCCTAGAATTTCAGAATTACTCAAGAACATATCGTCGGCAAAGGCATCATATGGCTGTGGAACTGCGGGTGGGCGAGGGTCATATACAAGAGGTCCATCCTGAAACTGAACTTCTGTGCTACGAAAGGGAAAATGTGCAATGAGAGGGCGGCGAGGCTCAGGTGTAAAGGTTCCCTGTATATTTCCCTCTGAGGAAACCACCGCTACAATGGGAACAACCTTTGACTTTGCTACACGTTTGCTTGGAGCCTTGGGTATAGCCGTCTTAGCCTTTGGCATTCTTCTAGTATGAGATTGGACCATTAGGGTTTAGGTCATTTTGTATAAAAGGCACTTAATGGTATAGATAAGAATAGTTAAGAGAATGGTGGATAAGCTAGATAAATCTTCCCGTGTCGAGCGATGTATAAATGCAATGATTCAATCTCCAGAAACCTTTCAGCATTGCATTTTCGTAGGGCCACCAGGATGTGGAAAGACGACGGCCGCTTGGAGCATTGTTCATCAGTTTTACAAGACATCCTTGGAGCGTGTTGGACGTGCCTTATTTTTAAATGCAAGTGACGAAAGAAGTCTAGAAGCTATTCGCTCAAAGGTATATCCATTTACGGAATCGGCGGCCACGGGACTCTTTGGATTTACGGATAAGCCAAAGATTATTATTTTTGATGAGGTGGAAACCTTGACCGAACCTGCCCAACTTGCTCTTAGACCTTTGCTCGAGAAACCTACGAGTGAGGTCATTGTTTTTTTCTTGTGCAATTCTCTTTGTAAGATTCACGCCTCTTTAAGAACACGTTTTTGTGTTCTAAGATTTGATCCTCTTCCAGAGATAGTTTTATCGAGTCGCCTTTTAACGATTGCGCCTTTAACAAAGCCACCAGGACGTTATGATGTACGTCTAAGACGTAGTGATTTACGATATTTCTTATTGAACCCCCAGGATTCCCAGGGTGGTACAGAATTCGTTTGCAAACTTTTGACGATGCATCCTTCTGAAAGAAGAGCTTATTGGAAAATCTGTTATCAAGAGATGTCTTTACAAGCCTTTGGGTGTCATATGCTAAGTTTATCCTTGATTACGAATACGGGGTTTTCTAAATGGTCCAACTGGATTGAAGTCTGTGACCCGAATGTCTCTGTTTGGATAACAGATGAATCTGCAATCGATGAAATGGAAAAAATGTGGCTGGATTTCATAACGGCACCTTAAAAAATGAAACCTGGTTGTTTAGGTATGAAGGTATAACAAAATGGCATCTCCATTGACAATGAGCCCACTGAGAATCTCAACGATGGTTACAACGTGCCACGCAGGAACTGGGATTCGCCTTCGTAACCTCTTTGAGAACTTTGGGAAGTGGGCAATTCCCTTTGGATACCCTGGCGAGGGATTCTTGAAGATGGAGTATGAGACGAAGGTCGTTGGCTCTTCAACGCGTGATGTTCTTACTAAGCGCAAGGTGACCGAGAAGACCTTCTTCAATCAGGCAACTCTAGTGATTCGCAAGGCACGTTCGACGGGTGGCTGGAAAGAGGTAAATATTAAGATGTTTGCAAACGGCGGAATTCAAATGACGGGGGTACCGACATCTGAGTTCAGTCAGGAAGCCATTAACTTTGTGATTAAGGAGATTATGGATAAGGACCCAACGGTATTCATAGGAACTCCTGGTATGACCAAGTTCCGTATTCAACTCATTAACAGCGATTACAGTATCAACAGACAGATTTACCAGGAAAAACTCCATAAGGTTCTGAGCAACGTGTATAATCTGTTCTCATCCCACGAGAGTACGATTTACCAGGGTGTCAATACCAAGTATTATTACAACAAGAAGGGGAACCCCTTGCGCCCTGGAATTTGTGAGTGCAAGACACCTTGCACAGGTCAGGGACTTGGAGATGGCGAGGGTCAGTGCAAACGCATTACGATTAGTCCATTCAGTTCCGGCAAGATTATTATTACGGGTGCAAGAGAGATGGACCAAATTAACGAGGCCTATGAGTTCTTCAATGAGATTCTAAAGACGCACCAATCTGAGATTCTATTTACGCCGACTAACGCGTAAAACATCCTAGAGGCTTTTCCAATTCTACGGCAGACAATGTCAGCACCTTCTGCCCCTAGCGCTGCTGCCCCAGTTGTATTGGCTGAGAAGCTTCCGTCACCCACAACCCTTGTAAGCGCTGCAAAGCTTGCCATCCAGAAGGATATGTCCATCCAGCTTGATTATTTCGTGGATTCTGCGGACGGCAAGGCTTTTTTGGGTGAGGATGCCCAGACGAGTGAGAAGATGCTCGTGAAGAACTCTGAGGAGTACACATCCTTGATCCAGAAGATTTACAAGGCGGGCGAGGACTTCATTATTATGACGGAGAACTCCATTTACATTGTCAGTGGAAAGATACAGAAGCGCAAGATCCAGGCCTCTACGCTGAAGAATGATGTTGTTGAGCTATAAACTAGAAAAATTGATTTAATTCATTATTTTGTATAGTATACAATACAATGACTTCAAGAATGAGATTATCAGATACAGCTCGTTACAATCTTAGCCCTGTCGTTCTTTATCAAGATATTCATTCTGAGACACCACCTAGTAAAATGGGTCAATTCTTTATACACATTCGGCTAAAGGAATATGTAATGGCATTCATTCGTAATCCAAAAAGAAAGGATACAGATTACAAGGACATTCTAAACTCAATCAACGCGTGGAATCAAAAGGAAGATATACGTCGTAGAGACGTAATTAACTATTATAAGGCCCAGCCAACACCACACCTTCGCCTTGGCTGGGAACGCGTTGAGAATGCAACCGATATTTGGTATCTCAGTCCAAGTGGAGTAAAGTTCTGGCACGAGGCGCCACGTAGTGCTATTCTAAACAGACCACTACGTCTTATGCATCCTAGTGTGAATTAACGAGCGAGCAACTAGTAAATTTGAAGCCATTTTTTACACTTGAATCGCACATACAATGATTCTTGGTGTTCTAGGTGCAAGAAATGCCATTTCCAAACAAATTATGCAAGATGAGATTCTTAATCCCATCTTGGATGATTTGAAAACCAGGCCTACTAAACTCTTACTGCCTGCTGAGCCACTTTCCAGTACCTACATTGAATGCTGGGCATCAAGGCAAGATATTCCAGTTGAACTAATTAAGTCTGATTGGGCGACGGATGGTCGGAAGGCTGGAGTCATTCGCGATTACCGGATTGAGAAGGAGTCCACGGCGCTTTTAATCTTTGAGGGCCCTAAGAGCCGATATTATCTGGATTTGGCTGAGCGTATTGCGAAGAAGAATGTATCTAGATCATATCCTGTATATGTTGTCAATGCAAACTCTGTATCACCTGTTCTACTGGAAGTAGATCAGGTGCAACAGTATAGTGTTTCAGAAAAGGATGAAAAGGATATTCTAACGTTGCCGAAGTTATGGTCTAAGAATACGCAGAAATGCCTAATCCTTGATGATTAAGCCTTCAATCCGCGATTGCAGACTAGGAAAAGGAACCACGTATTTGTGAACCCGAGAGCGCCACTGAGAATCATAATTACGAATGATGACATCGCGATTTTTTTAGACATAAGAACTAAAACAATTCCGGCAACGGCAAAGAAGGCATTTACGAGGGCAAGCGCGTAAAACCACGTGCAGACAGTTGTATTTGAAATCTGCTTAGACCAATTGGGTTCGGATGGCATTTATACTTTACCCTAGATTTTTTCGTTGTTATCTATAGAACAATGGCCTCTCGTAAGATGCGCAGAAGTCGTATGCGTAAGCACAGTCGTAAGCACATGCGTAAGCACAGAGGTGGAATGGCCCCTGTTGGCGATTCTAATATGGCGGCGGCTCAACAGCAATCATTGTCACAGGGTGCTCAGTACCTTAATGCGCACAAGGCGCAGCACGGTGGTTCTGCCGCGTACCCTGCGTCATTTGGTGCCACACTCCCCGCCTCAATGGTTGCCGCGGCTCGCACCGGTCCTCTAGATTCCGCGATTTCCGCGATCCAGGGAATGCAGGACGGTGGCCGTAGACGCAAGAGCCGTAAGAGTCGCAAGAACCGTAAGAGCCGTAAGACCTCTAAGAAGAGTAAAAAGTCAAGACGCAAGCATCGTGGTGGTTCCCATGGTCTAGGAGGTGCCGCATTGAGTGAGAACTCAATGCTTCTTCCTCCCGGTGCTGAGCGTCAGGCGGCGTTGAGTCACGAGTGGGGTCTAGCGAAGGATGTGAATGCGTTTGCGCCGAAGGCGTAAGGATAAACTTAAACCATAGACCAAGTTCCACTTCGAGCCGTCTCAGGGCAATTTGCCACTGGAGGTATAGAAGGCATAAAAGTCTTCAACTGCTCTGCCTGAGCCTTGAGTATATCCTTCTCCTCAGAAGTCGGTACAATAAGGACAGTAATATATGCTTCACCAAACTTAGGTGTGCCCCGTACAGGCATACCCAAGCCTGGAATCGTTCCTGTCCAAAGATTTTGCACACCAACCGGCACTTCAACCGGTATACCACTTGGATACCCTGGGTGTCCAAAGATGACCTTCGTCGTTCCAAGAAGTGACTCTGTCAGGTTGATGGTAATCGTAGTCTTCAACTTATTCCCCTCACGAACCCACTTGGCGGCCAAGTCCTCCTCTTCGGCCTCACGCATAATCACGGTTACATCTCCCGCCTCCGTAAATGCAGGACTATCCGAGCACATTCCTGAAAATACCACGGTGTTCCCAGGCATCATCCCTGGTTCCACCTTGATATCAAGTGACTTCGCCTCCTGAAGAAGTCCCTTACCCTGACATCCACTGCACTGACCCACAGGTTGCTCACCATTGCCACCACAAGGTGGACAGGGTCCCTCTGTCATCATCTGCATAGGCCCCATCTGAATGACCTGTCTAACTTGGCCTATACCATTACACTGCTCACACTTCTTTGTGGATGCTGCACCATTGCCCTTGCATTGCTTGCAAAATGCCTGACGGCCAAACTTAATATTGATTTGGCGACCGTGGTAATAATCTGAAATACGCAGAGGGATTTCCTGTGTCTTTCCTGGAGACTTTCCTTCACGACGTCTTCTCTGTCCTCCAGGCATACCACCAGGCATACCTCCAGGAAACATTCCACCGAACATATGACCGAACATACCAGGCATACCTCCAAAAGGATTACCCTGCATCCCTCCAAACGGATTGCCTTGCTCAGGTTGATCCGATATACTCCCTGTCATATCATAAGTTCTACGCTTCTGTGGATCGCTCAAGATTTCGTGAGCCTGACTGAGCTCCTTAAACTTCTCAGGGTCACCACCCTTATCTGGGTGATGCTCTTTTGCAAGTTGCTTATAGGCCGTACGAATATCAGATGCTTCAGCATCCTTAGACACTCCAAGTACAGAATATAGGTCAACCATCTATATTTCATCATACCATGATGGTTTAGGCCATTTATTAATAAATCTGCGCCAGGATTTAAGAACATAAGACCAATCTATCTTCAGATGGCCTCGGTGCCAATTCAAAGAATACAGACATCCCTAGTTGGAATGGATACTGTTGTAAATCAATTAGAAGCTTGCTTAGATAACCCTCCTCATATTTTTCTAGTTGGTTTTCCAGGCACTGGAAAATCTAGTATAGCAAAGGATTTCCTGAAAGCCTATTTCAAGCACCATAATATCTCAAAAAAAGAAGAAAAAGAATACTGTGTTGAAATTGCCTCTCACCAGGACCGTGGAATTCACACCTTTCGTCAAATCTTGAATGACCACGTACGTTGGATTGCACCCAAGAAGGGAATCTACAGATGGATTGTAATTGACGACTGTGATACCTTACCTGCAATCTCTCAACAGGCCCTAAGAAGACCTATGGAGACATTTGATCATATTACGAGATTCTTATTCATTAGTCAAAATCAAGATGCACTTATTACACCACTGCAATCAAGATGTCACATTATTCTCATTGAGCCATCGAACAATCCTGAAATATTCATTGAGATTCTAAGGCGTGAAGGGTTCCCTCCAGGGTCTTATAGTGATGATGCATACAATGAATTGATTACCCTATCGATATGTTCTGTAATGAAATTCCAGAGTCTTGCACGTATGCTATATGCCTTGAAGTTATCTGAAGGATGGAAAAAGCTAGAAGTGGATTACATTAAAACCACCTTTGATCCAAATATCTGGGGTGCAATGAAGGATTTGCTCACTATGTTAATGAATTGCAATTGGGATGCAAGTGAAAAGCAAATGTATCGTATCTGGGAATTAGGATATTCTTTTGAGGATATCCTATTTGAGCTGGAGCACAATATTGTCGTAATGAATGTCATTGACCACCGTGCTTGGTATAATATTCAGCAATTCCTAATTAAGAGCTGGATTTACCATAGTCAATCACGATCAAGTATCTTAGATTTGATGACTGCTTGCGGAGAAGTGAAGCCCTGGAGTCTCGGTGTATCAAGTAAAAGCATAGAGCAGAATGAGTAAGCTCTTCCGAGAGTTACCACAAATTGATGTTGTATTATTATTTCTAAGAGAAATTGGATTTAGCGGATTAACTGATACAAAACTCTTTTGCGCTGAAGAACTCAAATTGGATACACTCGATGCGTGGGCACCCTTGCTAGAACCATACTATTTACCTTGCAAGGCTAAAAGATATTTTGATTCCCTTGATTCCAGGAGAGTCATCACAATTCTCCGGCACGTACTCCCCCTTCACGGATATGGATTGAATAGTTATGAACGCCTTCACTTGGGCAAGAAACGCACAGTGTATCAAATGCACCCTGTGACACCTCGTATGTTAGCTCAAGGAGAGGAAATACGTGTTCTATTTTTGTAATTAGACTCATAAAACACCTGCTCTATGGAATAAATCTCTGATAACCAAATCACTTTCTGCGATTTGGTCCTCTGACATCCGCAAAAACCAACCAAAGGCTCTACGGACCTTCAATTCAGGCCAAGGAATTGGAACATAGAGACCAAGATCACTTATAGCAAATGGCATATCGCCTTCTTGCCCTGAAGCCAAAAGGTCTTCAATCTGAATCTTTCTACCGGCGGCTCCCTTACGACCCACCTCCGCTAGAGGGCGAACTTCAGAACCAGGGTGTAAGTTTGTTAAGGCAAGATACTCCCACTTATCGGCTGAACGTGCTGTATCACCACCAGCAGAGGAATCAAGTCTCGCTCTTGACTTGGCTTCCCAGGCGGTCCAGAATGGGTTTCCTGCAGATGGAGACCAGGTCACCTGGAAATTTGGAACGGTTGTTCCGGCCGTTCCGGCGAAGGATTCATCTGAATCTGTTCCGAAGAACACAGGTTTGGCTGGTAAGGGGCCAAAGGGTTTTAAAGATATTGTCGCAGGAGCAACCCAAAGCCCTCCAAACTTAGCCAAAAGTGCCGCACGAATCCAGGCAAAATCTGCAGATTCTAGGGTAACCAAGGGATTCTGAAACTTAGACGGAAGCTTCTCCCATCCTCCGAGTTTCTCAGCGAGACCGTCCATTCCACTTACGACTTCAATACGATAGGTTGAAGAATTATGCTTTGATATAGATTCAAAACACAAATTCAAGAATGGAAGATTCAAGGCTCTTGATGACCGACTCTGATAATCGGAACTCCGGCGACTATTCGGTATAGAAGTGTCGTAGAATAACCAGATAGCAGGTTTATCCATATCACGATTGAATAAGTCCTTGGCTTCAAAAGGATTTGTTCCAATCATTCCTTGACTTACAGATGCTCCTACAGCAATGGCAATAGTTGCAATAACTGCTATTGTCATTGGCAGAACCCAGTCCTTCATCTCTTCTGATGAAGCCTAGGATTAAACTAATGGTTTGTAATGACATACTTCTGGAGACGTTGGAAATGCTCAGTAACCCTCTTATCTTCTTGAGCAATTCTGTTAGCCTGATTCGCCTGGCGCTGCTGCATATAACGTTCCGATTCAGCAACAGATTCTAGTTCAGCAGATGTTAAGGGGGCAACAGCCCCCTTTCTTTCTGCAGATGCCGTTTCATAGGAACGACTGGACACCTGAACACCGGCCACCTGATGACTAAAGGTTGAATCACTCGTGTAGGCCTTCTTCAGATCTGTATATTTGAGGCCATTCAGATTTGCTCCAGTGAAATCGTCCGGGCGCTCTCTTCCGAGTTCGATTCCGAGATTAGGTGCCATTATAAGAGCCTCCGGTTGCCGATTTGTCATTGCAAAAGCATTTCCCTGTTGTGCTCGAGACCGTATTTCAGAATCAAAGGCATCATTGAAAACGGAGCGATTGAATTTACCGCCGAACTTATTGGAGTTCCCTCCGCCTTCCGGGTTCTTTAACCAATCTCCATAACCATCTCCATCTGGATCGGGGAGTCTGGTTTCCTCAAACACTTTGTTGAATGTTTCCATATTCAGATTCTTGGCGTTGAGTTTTACTGGCTCCTTCATTTTCCAAACCTCGGAAGCCTGTTCTCTGGTTCCAGCGAGTCTGGCGGGAGATTCTTCGGCCATACTTACCAATTCACCGGAACGACCTCCACGAACACGCCGGAGAATCTCACCGAGATAGGCGTAGGCGCGAGTGACCTTGTCGAATTCCTCCTCTGACCCTCCCTTATCTGGATGTGCCTTCATTGATACCTTTTTGTATGCAGCCTTGAGCGCCTGTTCATTGAGGGCTACCTCTTCTTCCAAGCCCATTACTTGTAAACATTGTGAGAAGAAGGTGATGGCCTTTGTGTGGGCACCTGGGTCTCCGGATGAGGTAACAATGCGACTTTCTTGTTGTCTAGCTTGTCCAGAGACCCTTGTGGGTTCGGTATATCGCTGTACCTGTTGTTGATGGCCACTTGTTTGTTCTCCGGGAAGGAAGGAGGTATCTCCACGACGGATTGAAGCGATGTAAGAAAGAATCGGCCCATAGATCCCAGCTTGTTTAATACTCCTGACATACTCCTGACCAGCAAGGAGAGTTTCTAACATCTGGAGACGCGTGGCGGGAGCCTGGATTTGTAGGAGGTTTTTGTAAATTCTTATGTGAGCATCGGGAATGCCTGTTGCAACTGATATATTGTTCCCCATTCTTTCTATACCTATGGATTCATTCCTTGGTTAGTAGAGCGCATTTCGAATCGTAGTCGCCCAGGGGTTAGCATAGGTATCATTGGCTCACATTCCCAGCCGAAGCGTTTTCCAAACGACTCAAGAGCAAACCCCTGAGGCCAGTATTGGGGTATAAGAGAAGGGAGACTACGATACGGAGTTTTTAGAAGAAGACTCCAGCTGCTCATAGGTAATACAAGAGCAAGTTGCTCCTGGGGCTTCAAAGAATCTCTTTGTATCCAATTCACCTTCACGACTGAAAAATAATTATAAAGGTCTCTCCACGTGGGAGGGTAACCTGCGGGGTATACCCACTCAAGATCAACGGGTAAGCCCTGATAGTAATCAAGAACCCAACACCAGCCCTTCCAGAAGTCTTCAACCCTTGTTTTCCGTTGGTCTATTGTTGATTCGCCGAGTGCAAGATGAGCATAGATTGTTTGCCAGTCAGATTTTAGTTGTATTCTATCATCTAGAGTATTGATTAGAGGTTTCTCGGCTTGCTCAATGAGTGGAAGATTATCATCATGATTCTCACTAAGCCGCCCATTCATCTTGCGTTGTATCATCGTTACAATGAGACGTTCCTCTTGCTTAACCATCCAGCCTGCAAACATCTGAAGCCCCTTTGGATTTGGTTCAGCGATACCATCTGCATTGAAGTTTACTAGGTTTAGACCAGAGGTCCAGATGTCACGAAGGCAGGCCAAAAGAATTGTGTGCCCGTCATCACGGATGCGCAATGAAAGACCGGTAGGCAGGAAGTCATTTCCACAGAAGGTCATTCCAAAGATATAGTCATAGAGTTGCACCCTTGACCAGGGGCCACCACGTTGTAGGATATCCATTAAAACGGAGACTTGAAAGAATCCAAGGTCCACTTCATCGGAATCCTTGAGTCGTACAAGTCTCCCGAAAGCCATTGCCTCTCTTAATAGCAAAATCGGATAGTTAACGCCGAGTTTATCTCCGGCTAGAAGACACAGAAGAATCAAGTCTGCATCAAGACCATAGACAATTACGGCACCAGGCTGGATTGTCTGAGAAAGTAGCCAACGTAGAACCTTGTGCTCACCCTCACCTGGTTCATCTGTATCACTAATTGTCCAGCCGTGCTTCGTTCCTGCAACCCTCAAGGTATCTCCCATATGCTTCATAAAGAGAGTCCCAGGTGTAATCGCATTGGTATCCCATGTTGCCTCATTGGCCTTGGTATTAGCAGCCGCGGACTTGAATCTGCGAAAGCGTTGCTGCTTAATTTTTGCGTAAGGGACTACGCCATCTAGGGCTACATAGACTTGCCTAGGTGAACCGGCTGAACGCCAGATATGGGTCAAATATTTACATACTTCATCCTGAAGGACTCGTTCCCAGTTGAGTCTTTGAGCCTCACCGGTATATGGATTTGCTTGCATTGCTGGTTCTCGTAAAACGTGATAAATCATACAATTCATATCAACAACTAGTGCTGATACTTTTTCAGGTGCTTTTCTTTGTATAGCGTGTGGTATCTTTGTAATGAGTGTTCCATAATACGAAGGGATGCCCATTGCTTTATAAGATAATGTTAGATAGGCCTTATGTCCGCCAGTTCAACAAATAAAGCAACATTATATGAATTAGTTTATGGTTTAATAAGTCAAACTCTTGTACCTGTTGGCGCAGAGTCTCTTAGATTACTTCCGGATAGTATTGTCCTTGGAACAGCTGTATTGAGTATATTGAGTATGTGCAAATCGTATGCTGTAATGCTGTTTACAATGGTGGAGGTTATGTTTATACAGCGTATTCTAGGGAATATCATCGGAGGTATTGCACCTATTGGTGCTGGACCCGATGCAATGCACGGAGTATGTCAGCCAGGCTTTCATTTTCCGAATTCGATGAGAATTTCTCTTCTTGAAACCATTGGTATTCCATCATATCTCCCATCACCAGTTATGTTCTTCTTGAGTTCTATCATTACATATATGATTTCATCTATGAATGAGTTCAGTCGTGAAATTAAGGCCTTAGGAGGTGATTTGGCTACACGCACTACGGTTGGTGTTTCAATGGGAATTTTATTATTATTAGCTATGCTAGCCTTCCGTTATTCATACGGTTGTGAATCCTTTGGAACTCTATTTGTATCCTTGATCTTAGGTGGATTAATGGGAATGGCCTTAATTCAACAAAATAAGGCACTCTTTGGTCGTGATGGAATTAATATCTTAAATTTACCGATGATACAGACATCAGAGGAGCGTGGAAAGCCGATGTTTGTTTGTGCTGCAGCCAGTTGATTGAATTAAAAAAGTAGAGAACATTAGAGAATGTCTCTGGTGAGTGCATCAGGGATAATAGGAGGAACAAAAGAATATCTATACCGCGGTGTTCAACAATTACCCATTGTTCTAGGGACAACCTCGCTTATATTTACCATTACGACTGGATCCATTGCTCACGCGAATCTTGTTCTTGGACTTGGAATTTTAATGCCTATTTATACTTTTATAATGCAAAGCGCTCTCGGATTTATCCTAAATAAGGTTGCACCCTTAAGCCGCGTATCTTGGACACGGTCTACGGGAGATACCTGTAATTTAATACCCTCGATAGGAGGAAAACCTACAATTACAAGCTATAAGGCTGATAGTTCCGGTGGAGAATCTGTGCCCAGTTATTGGCTAATGAGTCTTGCATTCTTTATAGGATATGCCATAATGAATGCCTTAGACAATTTAATGACCCCTGCTCAGCCTTCTTCAGATCAAATGGGTGTTGAAAAGAGAAATACTCAATCTATCTTTGTTATTGTATCTACCTGCATTTTTGCCCTTATTATCTTAGCGGTACGCTTTGGACTTATGCGTGGATGTGAGGGGCGTGGCATGTTAGGAATTGGATTAAGTCTACTATCAGCTGCCCTTGCTGGATATATAGGAGTACAGGTGTATATTTTATCAAAGAAGTGTGGTGCACGTTCATCAGATTTGTTTGGAATCTTATCACAGATTATACCACCTGGGTCATCAACACCCAATCCAATTGTTTGTTCATCAGACTAAACGATTGGCTCGGTGCTTGGTTGATTAATTTGTGGTTTTACATAGTGATTCTTATATGTATAATAGCCTCTCATTAAAAGGGCTATTATATCTAGGCTAAGAAGTGGTGCATAATTCATTATTAATACACTATCATTCATAGATAAGGCATAGGCAAAGGCGAAGGCGGTTCCACTTAGAGTAATTGCTTTTTCAGGAAGATTGTATATGTTTGAATTCTTATTCTTATAGTTCGCATACAATTCAGGAATATAGCAAATAAAAAACATAATAGTTGCAATATTCATTAAATAATCATACCCCATATGTCTATTCTCTTTTAATAATTATTAAACACCAATAAATCGTAAGAGAAAATCAAGATGTTTCCAGGCCATTTTCCATTCCTCTGGTTTTAGAACATTTAGTTGAACTCCTCGTTGATATACGGATCTCAGCTTTATAGCTGCTGCCCGTAAATCAATAGCCTTATAACGTTCTTGAAGAGTATCAATAGCTACCGCTGATTGAATCTCCTTGCGCCGATTGACATCCTCGTGTAAATGAAAGAGCCATACGCGAAGATCATCCTTCAAGTAGTCTCCATATAAGAAGGTATTTGGAAAGGATTTCCGAATCCATTCCTTATAATGGGTTTGGCACTTTGTACAAGGGAGTAAGGCTCCAAAATGCCGTAGTGTCAATTTAAGTTCGGTTTGTTCATCTCGTATTAAAGTTTTATTAGAATGATTTCCTACACGTTCAGCGATTCCGTGTAAGAGTTCCCAGGCATTGGGCCCCCATTCTGAAGGAGATACCATCCCTTAGATGCTTACTGTAAAAAATGAAATCGGCCCGCCCGACTATAGCGCACACCGTACAATGTTACAACCTTATTCAATTCCCAAGTCTATGTGGGAAAGTCTGGAAGCCGTCTTATTTACAAAGGGTATTGCTCTGGCAAAGGAGGTTGCAGCAGAGTTAAATGTCTCTCCAAAGGAAATCATTGCACACTTGAAACTGGAAGAGTCCTCTAAGTTTATTCTATTACCGGACGATGAGAATGCAGTCTATCAGTGTCAGGCAATTACACAGCACGCAAAGGTCTACTTACGATGTAGATGTCCAGCCTTTGGTTCAGCACCTAGATTCTGCGCAAATCATATGACCGCAAGTACAGATGTACCTTGTTTGCCCCTAGTAAGACGTTTACAAAGAGAAGAGGTAACCTATATTTATAATCCAATCACGAATGAGGTATCTAGTTTGAATGGTGTTCAATGTGGTACATTTAATGGAAATAAACTTGTCCTCTTTGATATTCAAGAATAATAACAATAATGAATAGGTCTAAAGATTTTTTAAAGAACCTATTTAATGGATGTCATACCAAGAGTGATGGCTATAAAGGCTAAAAAGAAGACGATACAAAAGAAAAAAGTAAAGCCCACCGTTACAGAAACATATGGATTTCGTAGTATTCATATACCCTTTAAACCATATACAGGATTTCGTTGGGAAATACCTGCTGGAATGCTGCGTATAAAGGATGTCATCAGAAGTAAATTTGAATCGTTGCAACATTATAATACCTTTACAATATTACAGTTGTTAAAGTCGCATACAAGTGGAATTTCAATGGATTCATTTACAATGTTTAGTAAGAGAACCCATGTTGGATTACCTCTGGAATCGGACTGGAGCCCACCCGATATAGTTCAAGAATTTCTAAAAAAACAGAAGAGCAGAGAACTCTATGAATGGAAAGCCGTCAAGAAGATATACACTCAACTTTTTACAGTAAAGCGTTTTGTGAATGGTCTAATTCATAGATGGCGTATAAATAAGTGTATAAAGAATGTTAAGAATGTGGAAGATGTGGTGACAATGGAAGTTCCTAAGAAGCTTGTACGTATTGTTGATTTTCCACAGAAACTGTCCTATGTATTTGAGGCCTCAACTCTAAGAAAGGTGATTGAAATGAGAGTTAGCAACTCGGATTATATGTTTCCAAATCCTCTACCACCGATAAACCCATTTACGAATTCTGTGTTTACAAGGGGGCAACTAATGTCTATCATTAAACAGTGCAAGGAACACGGTGAAACCTCCTGGATCTTTGATAGATTGTATTCGTATGAATGTGATTTTAATTATTTTATTAAATATTTTAAGCAACCCATTAAGCTTTTATCCATTGATTCGCATTTCAGTGGCCCTGTGTGGAAATTCAGGGATGAACTTCTTGATTATTTTCATGTACAAGCAGAGTATAATGATCTACCTGACGATGTTCGTGATGCCTTTGTTTTAGCTGTAGACCAGAAGCCTGATATGGGAATTGTCAAGCAGTGGATACGATTGACACATGATTTGTATGTTGCAAAGGAGTTGCGGGATAGTCCTATGTTGCTCGAAATAGCTGAAAGAACGGCGAATCTTATTGAATTGATGTACAGATGTCGTAGCACATAAACAATTCTCAAGCTATCTAGTCTAGATACTCGATGGGTCTCGTAGAATCAACCTTAAAGCCTGAAACAGTGAAGCCTCTTGTTCGTGCAGATACAATTACACCTTTACCATCATTAACCATTGATTCCTGCAAATTTACAAATGGCACATATGGGTTTTTAATACAGACGACAGATTTGGCAAAAAATGTATCGGTTCATATAGTCGCCTTGAAGACAGTCGTCTCTCCCCTTGAAAATATATATACCTACGTTGGAAAAGACCAGACTCTTCTATCGTTTAGTCGTGATTTATTAAGTAATAGTGTATATTGTATTCTGTATCATAGAACATCATCTATTCCTATTTTTTGTGATTGTGTATCAGTCTATGAACCCATTGGCGATGAGCGGATTGACCGACTTGCAAGATTATTTCAGTAAATTTCAAAGGTCTTCGTTGTTGCATTGAAGGGCAATTGACTTGTAAGATTTTTAAGGCATTTTGAATGCAACTCGCTATATATACTAAGCCAATCAAGGGAATCCATATATTCCTCTGGTTTTATACAATTCCATACTCCAAGGCTCATTGAGCGTTGGAGCAAGGTATCTAGAAATCGTTTCAAACCTGCCTCTTCTGAGCGTCCTAGGCCACGCCCGTGAGACTTCTCTCTATCTGCAGTTACCCATTCATCTGGAGTGTCACCCATCTTGTAAGGAAAGTATGTATCATAGAACATTTCATTGTAACGATCTGATATCCATTCATTCCTAGAATTTATATAGCCTTTTAGGATATTTGACCAGTAAGGAGAATCAATCAGTGATTCTAGAAAATCTCCTTGAATATCTTTTTCAGAGGATTCCAGGACCGATTGCACACTTCTTTCGGTAATATACAAGAGTGCCTCGGGCTTGATTTTATAGACTCTTCTTAGCCTGATTGATTCTTCGGAATCCCATTCATCAATGGCTTTAATAATTTCAGAAGGAAGCTCATACTCTATTAGGGGCTCAAATACTTTTTTCCACTGTTCATCTGTAAGACCTAGTAGGACAAAGGCTGCAGCACGTTGTTCATATTCAGATAAAGTTGTCATCTGAACTTCACATAAGGATTCCGAACGTCCTTTTTGAATCGCAAGAGATTTTAAGATTATCCACTGTTCATCTGGTTTCATTGCACGACTAATGAGCCAGGCTTCAAGCACCTTTCCTCTTTGTATAGTATCAGTTAGAGCATCAGATAGTGTATTATATGTATACGTATGTTTAAAACTAGGGGTCCAATCACACGGCTCCGTAGCTCCCCGGATAAGAAGATAGAAAGCCGTGGAATCGCGGGATTTCATACGGGCCATTGAATTCAGAAGAGATATCCAGGAATCACGGTCAAGTTCACCAGTCTTATAAATGTCTAGGATACGGCGCAGGAATGAAAACGATGAGAATCCAATCTGTGAGAGCCATATGAATTCTAGCATCTGGAGAGCATCTTGTTCCATATCACTATCAAACAGTTCAAGTCCCCAGTAAATTGATTCCAAAAGATTATTGGTTATAATCGCCCATCTCATTGCAGCAAGTACCTCATCCTTACGGTAGAGATGAAGTGTCAGACACTTCTCAGATTGTTTCATCAATATTTACCAAAGTTTTTACGCGAAACGCTTTCATTTTTACTTGTGACTACAATCAGTATGTCGGGCTTACCAAATGCACACGAAATTCTACCAGGTCTCTGGCTAGGAAACGGAAGAGCGGCCTTAGATGATAAGTGGCTAAAACAAAAGAATATCACTGTGGTCTTTAATGCGACAAAGGATATTCCATTTTCACCGAGTATTAAGAAACAGTATAGAATTCCAGTGGATGATAATTTACAGGCGGAAGAAATCCGAAATATGACGTTATGGTCTCACGAGGCGGTCTATAAGATTTTAAAGGAGCGCAATGAAGGGAAACCCATTTTAATTCATTGTGCTGCAGGAATGCAACGGTCGGCAACTCTTGTAGCAATGGTTTTAATTGCAACGAAGGGAATCACCTGGCAAGAGGCGGTAACGTATACACGCGGGATTCGCCCGATTGCCTTTACTCCAGGAGTCAATTTTAAGAATAGTCTTATAGAGTTTGATAGATCCTATCATCAAGAGATTGTACCCCAGCTGAGATAGTGAATTTCAAGGGTCTAGATGCGGTAATAGGCTCACCTGGGTATCCATATGGATTACAAATGACACGAACCTTCCTTGCTCCATATAGTGATGAACTGTATGGAACTGTGAAATCGTGCTTCTGATGTACGTGACCAAAGGCCCATATAGATACTGGATATCTATACATTCTCTCAAGATCATGAGCATAATCGTATTTGTATGGTTTATCTGCAAAATCGGGCGTGAGAACTCTTAGAGTCGATGGATAGTGTGTGACGACAAGGGTTGGTTTAGTAGAATGAAGAAGTGCTTGTTCAAGAAAATCAACATCTTTTCGACCTTCTTCAGATATGGTTTTTGACCAGCTAGTATCCTTTGGAGATGTTGTCCATCCAGTTGCACCTACCACACGGATGCCATCATAGACTTCATTGCGCCGATAGAAAAAATGGAAATTATCCCATTGAGTATCTAGTTTATCAAACCACGATAAGACACTATATGGAGTTTTCTTGCTCTTAGATTCTCTATTGTAGAATTCGTGGTTTCCAGGAATATAGATAACCCGTTTATAACGATCCTTTACAATGGACAATGCCGTATATAAGGATTGGTGATCTGGATCACCGATATCTCCTGCAAGAATAAGATTGGGTACATCGGGGGTTTTAGGAAAAATATTGGCGATTTCCTCGTCAGTATAATTCCATAAATTTAAATGTGTATCACTAATTACCTCTGCATGAAAGTCAGGCATATCTATCTTATATCATATTAAACTTGATTAATACGAATTGATCCGCGCATTCTACGATTGGGTTCCTTCACACAGAAGAAGTTGCATAGTAATATAACACATAGTATAACCAATAGGTAATTATAGTATGAGATATATTCGTGAACTGTTATAGTATATGAATCCATTGTTTATAGCTACTGTATGATGCAGGGGATTTTCAAATTTTACTTAGCTCCGCCTGGTGAAACGCCCGTGATTATTTCTTTGCGGAGATCTGCTTCTGCGTGAATAATAACGCCCTCTATTGTTTCTTTCTCTGGGTGAAGGGCTTCTGCGTCTAGGGGGAGGACTTCTGCGTCTTGGTGAAGGGCTTCTTCTACGAGAATAGTAACGCCCTCTATTATTTCTTTCTCTGGAAGAGCTTCTTCTACGAGAATAGTAACGCCCTCTATTATTTCTTTCTCTGGAAGAGCTTCTTCTGCGTGTATAGTATCTAGGTCTTGGTGAGGAGCTTCTATCGTTACGCCGGGATCCCCTGCGCATATAGCGATTATAACTTTCCTTCATACGTCTTACATTCTCAGCATTAGCACCCTCACGTGCAATATTTATATTATTTCTTTGATTCTCAGGAATTAGTTCAGAATTTACCTTTCTTTGTTTTTTCATCTTTTCCGCATATGTTAAGGGGGCTACAGAACCTGGTGGCATACTTGCGGAACTGAGTGTATCCTTGTGAGATGAAGGTGTCATATTTCCCCAGTTCTTTTCTCCTTTTAAGAGAGCCTGCAATTCAGGATTGTTATTCTGCCATTTTTGTAGGTTCTTAACTTCAGACATTCTAATCTCCTTTAGAATAAATTCCACGTTCTATCCTTGACCTCCTTAAAGAATGTGAGCCCTCCCTTATAGCGCTGCATTAAATAAATGAATCTGTCAGCAGTAAGACTAAAATCAAGGGCGAGTGCAGGAACTGCAGTCATAATTTGTATATCCGCCATCTGGTGAATAAACATATCATCCGAACTCATAGCAGGTGTCTTACTCAGACTTACAAGCTTCCAGGAGGGGTCACAGTAGCTCTGGAATTGCGTAACGACATTGTAATTATCGGCCATCACATAGACTAAGAGAGTATTCTTCTTTGTCTTCTTCTGGTAATCTCTTAGAATTTCACCATACATCTTGAATGCCGTTAGATTCGGTCCACTGATATCTCTGATAAGATGAATTCCGATATCAAACATACTTTTAATACCGGCCTTATCTATCACATTTACAACGGCTCTATTGAATGCAGAATCATAAGAGATTATATCAGAAGCAATCTTTTGTACATCCTTGAATTTCATTGAGGAAGCAAAGGGTTGATATGAAGACTCCTGTATAAGAGTTCCATCTTTAGGAAATTCTTTTAGAAACTTTACCTGAGGAACTTGACGTAAGGTATTCTGTATAACATACGTTGGTTCCCATAGATTAAAGGGCTCTCCCATCTTTAGAGAATAAATGTATGATGATAGATAATTTAAATATAGAGAAACCATATCGTGTGATGTGCTTAAATCATAATATTTTACCGCGGTGGTCTTCTTCTTTGGTTGAACGTTACGTGCAATAATCCACGATGACATAGAATCTTCTATTAGCATCCTGGTATTTGTAAGGCGCTTAAAACCCGCAAGGCCGGAATTACTTCATAATTTTTAACCACTTATCTGCAACTGTTTCCCACGAAACAATGGTATCACTTTTACGTAAATCATTGCGTTTCTTTTCAAGCTCATCCTGATTCTTTAATAGATGAATCACAGTTGACGCGGCCTTTTTGTATGTATTTGGATTCGCCGTTGATCCAGAAACATGAATGCCATCGCGTTCCTTAAATACATAATCATTTGCAAGTACCGGAACAGACCCACAGAGAAGTGATTCGCGAACACTAATGCAATCAATCTCTGTTGGACTGTTACTTATATATAAGTGTATGGCTGAGGTGGCCTTTTCCTTTGCAATCTGTTCTAAGGATACACGACCGTGTTCCTTGACGCCTGCTTGTTTGAATAACTTTTTGAGTTTAAGACCTAGAGGTGTCTTTGCAAGGCGATTTAATCCATAATAGATATCAAGTGTTGATTCGGGAATTGCAGCCTTAATCTTTGGCCAAGAATACCGTAAAATATGCTCTAGGCCACGCTCATAGGTTGATGCATATATGAGTCGGTATGGCTCACGTTTATCTTCTGGAATCGATTCTATAACCGAATTAAATAGACCGACTTGAACACCGTTCATAACAATATGCATTTTTGTAGATTCAACATATGGATATAGGGATTTATGGTAATTTGATTTTACCATAATCGCATGTGAAAGATCATTCAGTTGTTGGGGAGATACATAATTCTTGGGATCCCAGCTATCGTGTAAATCTACCATACGTTTTCTAGCCTGTACTAAGGGCAAAAGACGAACACCGAAGGATCTCCAGAAAATAGCAACATCAAAGCTATCCGCAAGATTTAATTTGTATATGGAACGATATTCAACACCATCTTTTATTGTTTCTTTTACATTTCCATAGACTACAACCGGATGTCCCTTGGATGCCCAGCATTTAGATAATTGTACAACCGCTTGCTCTGAACCCCCTAGATCATCATCATTTGGGCCAAATAACATATGTCTATTTCCGCAAATATAGACAATGGACCCTTCGGGCCATTTTGTAGCCTTTGTGACCTTTGGGGCCTTGCGACTTATTCTTTTTCTTTTATTCTGTCCTTGTTTACGGGTTTTTAACATTCTTAATATAAGATAATATTTAATATAATGATGTAGTCACATTTGCATATTGATTGTATGTATTTGATAGAACATTTACAGAATTATGCCCATCAAAAAATCCCTTGTAATATCCTATGAGTGAATCCGTAGTATGTATGTCCATAGGTATTTGATACCCCACTGTGTAACGAATCGCATTCTGTAGTCTATTGAAAATAGGCGAACCTAGCATATGCATAGCCATATTAGGATCAAATTCAAAAAAGGTATTGAATCTTCCAAGATTATTTTCTAAGGGAAAATCGTAATCTGTTAGAGATCTAGGACGAACTCCTGTAACCCTTGTCATATAGATTGCTTGACCTGAATGGTCACAGAATACAACGTATACTGAATAGCCTTGTACAAAATATTCACGCACTGCATCTGACTGAGGACCATCAGGGCTACTCCACTTTCCTTTGATAGTCGCAACATTATTAAAAATATTCTGGAGATTTCCAATACGAACGGCTATCACACATTCCATTCTTAAAGAATATAGGTGTCATAGTTTTAGACCAGTTAATGCTTTCTTGTCCTCTTGGACTTCTTTGACTTTCTTGTTTTCTTACTACGCGTCTTTTTTCCACCTGTTAGCACAGCACCGGGGGGAATATTTCCTGCAGATGATAGCATCTTATACTATAGTGTTGATTATTAAATAGGCTGTATAATGGTATTGAGAACTGGAGTTCTAGGTGTCTGTCTTCTAGCCGCAGCCTGTTCTTCCATCATCTTTCGCCGCTCCTCAAGATAAGCCTCCCTCTTCTGTCCTGCTGTGGTGAAGGGATTATGCGTCTCCCAGTTACTCTTATACTGGTGTACCGCTAGTTTCATACGCTGGTGAATCTTTGCCAGAAGTTCATTTACGTAGATTCTAAGAGCATCTAGCTCTGGGATGATGGCTCTCTTTTCTTCACCATCTTTCCCTGCCATAATGCGACGCAGGATATCCGTACCCGCCTGTACAAGAACCTCAAGCGCGCGGCGAATCGCGCGCTCTTTTTCGCGCTTCTTCTCCTTCGCCTGAACGGATAGTTTCAGAGTATCAGCATTGATATTTCCCAGTAAATACTGAACACGCAAGTCCTCATTATCCGCCTCATTGAAGACGTTATGGTACCGTTGAAGTTCCGCGTGTTGAACGTGATTCAAGACCCGGTGGAACTGCATAATTAGCTCGGCTTCCTTGGCTAGTAGTCCAATGAGTCTTCCTCTAATCTCATGGTACGTAGGAACACCTCCACACGCAACATCGCCCAGGACACGAGGTGCAACACCGCCGTTCTGCTTTCTCTGCCACTCATAGAAGTGTGGATTATGCACGACACCGGTTTCCTTCTGGCCTGTACGCCAGGAGAAGGCTGTGTGACACTGGGGACACCACATCTGGTCACAGCCCTCAATCTTCGTGATGACGGTTGCACAGCCAGGGCAAGGGCGGCTATCCTTGGCTAGGAGTTTCGCAGTGGCGACATTGTCAGGGTTGCAAGTGTGCTCTGAATCGCGGTTCTCACCCTTGAGCTCGTGACAATCTGGGCAAGCCCACTTGGAACAAAGGCCACACTTCCAGGCAGTACTGAGAAAGCCGCGGCACTCTGAATCGGGGCACTTGCGAATGAAGCTAACTTCTGGCTTGGGCTTACTCTTATCCGTCTGACCGGTGCGGAGCATATGAATCTGGAAAGTTGCATCCATACGTAGTCCTTGAGCCTTTCCGATTTGTGTTTTAATGACTCGCTCTTGCTCATATAGAACTCTGAGTTGCTCATTCAGAGGTGGAATGAGTTCCTTTTCCATCTTGTCAGCAGACTTCATTTGCTCGGCACGATGCTGTGTGGCAGGCATTAGAGCGATTTCGCGGTCTAGAAGGACATTCTCTCGGTGCTTCTTGTAATCACCGGTTCTGTAGGTCATCGTGAGATTGTCATCCATAAACTCACGGTCCCAGGCTTTCTTACAATGCATACAGTGGGGGTCGTTCGTGGTAGTGGTAAAGAAGGTCTGCACGCATCGGCGACAGGCAGATTCCTCACAGAAACTGCATTTGACCTCTGTGTTTGCAATCTTGTTGTAAGGATCAAGACAGATACCACACGTCGGCTTTTCCTCATCCTTGACTTTAACATTAGGCCTCTTTGCTTTTGTCTTTTTAGCAGGAACTACAAGAGTATTCACGGGGACATCTGGCTCTTGTATGACTTGGCTCTTCTTAATACGAATCACCTTCTTCTTTGTTGCAGGCACAGATGGCTCCATTCGTTGGTGTAGGGGCTTGTACTTGAACCCGCTTATCAATTTTTACCAGTAACACCCACCTTCAATATGAGCCGCATTCATAGGTGTCTCGGCTTCAGAAGGCCAAACCCAAGAGTCATTCCAGAAAGTCGATATGACTTCGTGGTTTGCCCAACGCTTCCCCTTTATTCCAAAGAGGACCTGTATAGCCCCTCCTAGAACAATCGCAATGACTCCTCGTTCCTTTAGAGCCTTGGCAATTGGCATACCGAGTCCGCCACAACCAATGAGAACAAATCTGGCTCCCTGACTTACAACTTCTGATACCACGTAATCTACTGCGTCAGACCAAGACTTTACGTGTGGTGGCCATTCATTTCGGCCTTTTGCAACTTCGGGTGAATACCCTGTCTGTACCCAGGACCAGGTAATATCATTGGGTATCATCTTGGATGGCCATATGGTATCAAACTTTTCAACTTGAGATTTCATCGTTTCACAAAAAGAACTTACTACGGCTACACGATGACCAGAAAGGAGTTGAATCCATTGGTTTTCTGGTTCAACGTAATAGGGTTCTAGAGAACGAAGAGGAATCTGATGACCCTGGAAGTTCCATTGGCTTAGTGCGGATTGTTCAGCATTCTTGAGAGGCTTATACCAACCAGTTGCCAAGACATCAGAGTGGCGCGTCGCATCAATCGACAATCTTTGCCATTTTATGAGTTGTCTTTCAGTTGAAAGAGGGTATATTCCTGCATTGTATTTTAACGCTTGATAAAGTCCTTGTTTTTGTAAATCAATCATAAGTTCTAGTTCCGTGCTTCCATTACGGCCAATGAGAGCTCCATCATTGTCTTCAAGTGCATTATAAATTGCCTTCTGAATTGCCCTTGCACCTTGTATGATATCCGTCATTGAGTAAGTATAGTGTATGAATGTTTAGACCTATTTTATAAAAAAAAATATAGTCTAGAGTATATAAAATGGCGAAGGTATCAAGAGATATATCGGCGCGTTCGTATATTTCTACGGAACCTTTTAATACAGATTTTTTCAGTTATACAGTAAAAAAGGTTAAGTTTCAGACAGTTGGACAACTTGGACTTGTAACACTTGACGCATCAAAGTGCCCCGCGGGCCGTATCTTGCGTGAAAATGGTCGCAAGCTTGCCCCAGGTATCAACCCAGGTGTAACTACATACATGGTGGGTGTCTACGATAATCAGTCAATGCTCAATGGATTCATTGACCCCAATGCGTCACTCTTTGCTGTTTATAGCAGTAATCGCCCGAACTTCTTGGTTGACAATGTTGAGCCTGATGCGAATGTTGTTACGGATAAGGGTGCGCCAGTTCTAACGAATGGTCTTGTTTCTGCGGGTACGACGGTTACGGCTGGGCTTTCAGTTACGGCTGGAACAACCGTAACAGCACAAAAATATCGTTCACCTGCGACGCCTGCTGGAGCAGGCTCAACTGGTACAATCGGGAGTCCATTAACAACATCTTGTGGTACAGCTAATTTTAATGGTTCATCTATACAAACAATTTATTCAAGCCAAATCACAGCATCATCACTTGTATTTATAACAGTCAATAATGTTACACCTGCTGCAACGTCAGTTGTACCCACTACTGGTTCTTTTATTGTGCGTTCAAGTCTTCCAAGTGATTCTTCAACATTTTACTGGTTTATAGTCAATTAAACTTTCCCATCTAGACGATATCCAGTACCCCCAAAGGCTACAAATCCTTTTCTATTTGAATTTAACTGAGGAGCAATAAAGGCATCCTCAAAGGGTGGAGCCGAAGGTATAGGCGCAGCCATAGGTTCTAGCTCAGCCATAGGTTCAACTAAAGGCTCAGGCGTAACCGGTCTATCCATAGCCCTCTCAAGGTCTACGGATAGTTCGCCATCCGCTAAGCAGACTCGCGCAGGTTCCAGTCCTTCCACAATGAATTCGTGCAAGTCAGGCATCGATGGATCAACGACAGCGGATAGAAGACCTTCCTGAACAATTCCAAGTTGATTGAGTGCCTCGGTGAGTCCCTCAACAAACATCGGTCCCTCAACGGTGTACCATGTCATAGGCTTAATCTTGACAGAGGTCCCCTTGGGAAGAGGTTCAAGAATTGGATCCATCACGACTTCCTCGCCGTCATACAGACCTAGGCGCGTAAGAACCCATCCAGGTACAAAGACATTGTCATCTCCTGGTTCGGAATGCGGTCCTTCAACAGCGATGGCGAGAGTCTCGCCAATTGAGTTCGTAAGATAAACGAAACATCGTTGTGTTTCATTCATCTGCCGAATGGTTTCTTGATAGAATGCCTTTGAGCAGCGAATACCCCACCACGGTCCATGACCCTCTGCAGTATATGTGTAGGAATATAGATTCGGCATTGCTGTGTAATATAGTACACTATGCACAACCATTCAATTTTTTAGCATTTTATTTTTACGGGCATTGATTTCATCATCTTTATCATCAACTACACAGGTGGGGCATCCTTTTGGCTTTCTAACATCTGATACAGTTAATATGCGATCCATCTGTGGAACATATAAATGTATATGGCGCATAATACGAAGTCTGTAAAGATAGGCAACGTTACTCATATAATGCTCAATATGGTTTTCAACGGGGTATGCTTCTTTAACAAGTATTTGTGCTGCCTTACGTTTTATAAGATAGCAGTGTGCTCCAACAAAATGAAGAATTTGCCGAAAGGGATCGTTTTTATCAGATGGTTTTATATCCGATGGTTTATGATTCCATCCTAATATCCAGATATCCCAGTCATTAGGTAATCCTTTAGCCGCGTCCCGGAACATCATTGCAAATGTTCCAGGGAGTTGCGCATCATCCTCAATAATCAGCGCATATTCCGCACCAGAATCAATAAAGGTTTTCCAAGCGCTAATATGAGAAAAAGAAGCACCTAGGGCTCCGCGACTGTGAATTTCATAATGTGAGCGTCGATGTTCAGTAATCACTTGAACGCGTGTATGCACGCCGATGTTTTTATCAAATCGCGTATTAAGCGACAATCCGTGAATCGCCGTAACACGTTGAACAGGTGGCATTGCTGTAAGGGCAACCTGTGCTTCAAATTGCCTTTTACGATCATCACGTTTATCGAGGTTTATATAATAAATATTTACATCTGTGAGATCTTTCATCTCTCTTCTATAAGATAGAAAAGATGAGTCTAAGCTTGTGTAAAAGAAATAGAACGCCGGAACAAACACTTTTCGACGCATTTGCTATGCTAGATATTGAAAGTCATAAGAAAACTGTATTACAAGACCGATATTTAAAGGTCTTAGAGAACTTTCATTATCGAGCAAAATGTCTCTCATATTATTATTATATTACGCGTGTTATTGTAACGGTTGGAAGTATCTTGGTACCAGCATTCTTGTCGATTCAATCAAGTTCTGTTTATATTTACTGGAACACCTGGATTATCTCAATTGCCGTCACTATATGCAATGGATTTATGACCCTATTTAAGTTAGATAAGAAGTATTATTTTATTAATACCACTCTTGAACTTTTACATTCTGAAGGATGGCAATATATAGGTCTGAGTGGTAGATATGCAACGAAGGAAGGTCAAATAACAACCACTCACGAGAATCAGTTCATTATATTTTTTAAGATGGCGGAAAAAATCAAGCTAAGGCAAGTAGAAGAAGAGTATTGGAAATTTACTGATACATCTGCTGTAGGAAATGCATCACACGCTCCACTTATGAGCCCAGCAAGTCCAGCAACCCAGCAGGGTGAATTAGCCAGTCTTTCAACGGATAAGAAGACATTGATTGAAGGTTGGCTAGATGATATGAAAAAGAGTTCAAAGCATCCAAAGATTGGCCTACAGCCAAGGTCTGAGACTTTACGTTTGTATCCTGTATCAACATTAACTCTTCCTAAAATAGATGAGGCATCAAGTCCTCCCAGAGTTCAAGGAACTACCCCAAAAACCTCTGTGTCAATGCAATCTGAAATGCCAGGAAGCCCCTTTGCAGAAGAAACCATATTGCAAGATTCACAACGGCTTGAAGTTGAAATATTCAATGACACGATCGTCGAAATCGTGCCAAAGGAGTCCGACAACAGGTAGTGAACCACCCTTGAATATGGCAACTTGGAATAATAAGGTCGCATTAAAAGGTTCCCACAACTGTTTCGCCTATGCGATGAATGCTGTAGATCCTAAGATGGTTCAAAAGTGTAATGATACTGTAAACTGCAATGTTGGATTTCATCAACCAGGCTATGCTGCAGGGTTCGGTAGATTTTCAGAGCAGAAGGAAAAGGGTTGTGGAGATATGGTTTCACGTGTATGGGGAGATAATCCAGATGTGAAGGCCACAACCTTTGAAAAACGCTGCAATCAAGGCACAAGTAAGATTGCCTTAATTGTGGATCCGAAACGTGACTACCATTTTTTGCGTCAAGATCCTGATGGATTCTGGTCACACAAGCCTGGTGCAATGAATGTGACACGTCTTGATGCGACTGGCAGGCCTATTATAAGGCCAGACAGAGCATCTTTCATTTATAACCATCACAAGGAGCCTTTAATGTATACAAAGTTTTGTGGATATTTCTGCGTTCCTCGTGATAAATCAATGCATATGATGAGCGAACCTAGACAAGGGGGCGCTTTGCATTCTTCTCAGAAATCCAGTCGCTACCAGCAGACCCGGCGGAAACCAAGGGATGTGAGCCATTCGTAAAGATATGGAGAGCTTCCACGGCATCCTTTCTAAATGCAGGGTGTCCACCGCATAGGTGTTTTAAAACAGATTTTACAGTTTCACCCCTTTCCTTCCAGATACTGGACTGTATGAAAGAAGGAATCGCCATTTGTATTTCAAGGATTTCAAGAAGTACAGTACCCAGTGCCCAAGCATCAAATCCCGGCCAATAGAGTTTCCAACAAGATAACCAGTCATTTTGTTGAAAACTTTGGGATTCTTTTGCCCACTGATTAAGATCCGCCGCCCATTCACTTGGAACAACGTCACAGAGACTTACAAGTCTTTGAACTGCAGGTTTTGCCCTTTGTAACCGTTGAATGACCGTTGAAGGAGGAATACCCTTAAATGCTCCTAACATAAGAGTGACTTCTGGAGTTTCAGTATCGTGATCGTATGCAATGATACGCCACCGTGTCTTAAGATCTGATAACTCAAGTGTACTTGGCCTGAAGGCGAACCCGAAATCAATAATTCTTGGTACTCTATCGTTGTGAAAGAGTAAATTATGGCCACCGATATCCATATGGCAAATATCATTAAGCGTTAGGAAAGCACCTGCTGCTAAAGTTTCTTCCATAAATCGGAAGAAATCGAAGGATGGTGGGTTTAGATTGATTCGATTCATCGGTGTTCCACCCCAAGGCATCATAATTTGCGTGGTCGTTTGAAGATCCATATCCTTTGTAAATTCACAGAGTCTAATATCTGGATCTTCTTGCTTTGATCTAGCACGAGGGACACATTCTTGGGGCTCAGCGAATACAGTGTATTTAGAAGCATCAGGTAACTTTATTAAATATCTTGCAATTGCGAGTTCATTCTCTGCATCTTCTACGGATGTAATTTTTCCTACCTTCGCTTGATCTACCTTTTTATCAGCTTGTCCTACACCACGACATAGAAGTGCAGGTTGGAATACACACCCATATGTACCTTGCCCACGGATCCGACCACCCTTCATTCTAGTTTAGTGCGAGAGTCTGTTCCACTTGAAAATACCAATAGCGAATAGGAGATGTCGTGGGAGACATTATTATATATTGCAGTCATTGCCTTAGTTATAACTCTTATCTTAGATATCTGGAATCCCTTCGCATCATCAACGTATGAAGGGTTTTTAGTCAGCCCCGGTGATAATAGCTTTATGACCTTGTACTTTCCTCGTCGGGGTGATATTTCTTTTGGCACGGAGGAATCTGGGTTTGTACAAGATAAGCGTAATGTGATGGGTTATGCAGATGTTCAAGGACTTGGTGTGCCTCACGATTTCTGTAGAATGATTTTACCAAAGGGTGCTGAAGAATCCAATAAATTCTTTGCGTGTGCTTTAGCAGGTACAGAGAATCTTGCATCTACAAATTTTAGAACACCAAGTGTAAAGGATGGATTTAAGACAAGTCGCGATGATTATATGCGTGATGCAGATGATGATAAGAAATCCGACTATTGTGCCGTTGTAAAGATGAAGAATGGTTCCTGGGAAGCCCAGTGTTATCGTGCCTTAGAAACGACCTTTGATACCAGGACTTTCCTAGATACGAAGCCTCCCAAGGATATTGGAGAAATCTTGTATTTTTATGAGGGGATTATGTTTTGGTTCAGATTCATAGATGATATGAAGGATTATGCGGAGAATCTGAAGACCTTTGCCTCAGGTAGCTTGCATATAAATGAAGTAGATGTGAAAGTCTTACCATCCCAGGTGATGATGGGTGACACACAAACAACAAGTCTAGATGAGCGTGTACAGATAACAAATGGTCTAAGATTTAATGGGTCCAATCAGTTCTTGCGTCTAGGAGATTCTCCAGATATGTCGTTTGGTCAGAAAATCAGCTTGACAACAATGCGTGCAATGTGTTTCTGGGTGAAGTTTGATGAATTTACGAATAATGCTCACATCATAGATTTCGGAAATGGACCAGGGCAGGACAATGTCTTTGTTGGAATTATTGGAAAGGGAGACCAAACAATGGATAATAGTGCCTTCATCAGAAAATCTGCCTGTGAATCTACAGATTTGAATATGGTTCTACCAGATTTCCCTTCAGGAGCTCAACCGGTCCCAGATATGACTCCTATGCAACTTATGTTATCTACATCTGCAAATGTTGATGACCCGCCGTGTGAGAAACAGATTCTTCCGCGTAAGCTTTCTCCCCTGAAACCCTTGCAAAAGGATGCAGATCTAGACCCTAAGGCGGTTCTTTCAGGCACCGCAACCTTACTCTATGAAGTGTGGAGTGGTAAATTACGCCTACAACATATTAAGGTAGACAAGGCATTCAAGATAAGACAATGGACTCACGTGTGTATAACAACTGCATCAGGGGATGGTGTTCGTCCTGCCTTGCAAATCTGGATTGATGGCAAAAAGATGGCAGAAGATGCAAGTGCCCATTTACCCCAGTCATCACTTACGACGAATAATTATCTTGGAAAATCCAATTGGTCTAACGATTCGTCGCAGTTTGAGAATCGTCCAGAATTATTTAGAGGTGGTCTCTTTGACTTGCGTGGTTACAAACAAGCAGTCAATGAGGATAAACTAAAGAAGACAATCAAATGGGGGAAGTTACGCCTTGGACTCAAGTAAACCCTTGGTCACTGACCAGGAGCCATCTACGCTAGCATTCTGTTTCCACCACTGGTGTCCCGCCTTAGACATGGTTTCCCATTCAGATTCCTTGATAGACGCGATTTTATCGCGTGCATCATCCGAATCCTTTACACGTAGATAGTGAATTCCCTCGACTAGGGGTTCAGAATAATTGTCCATATCCACTCCTTCAACAACAACAGGTACCGTTCCCATTGCTAAGAGTTCAATCTCACGATTGCACTTTGGACCATAACCACGGAGACAGAGACCATACTTCGATGAAGCAAGAGCTTTTAGATACCTATCGGCTTCATATACATAGGGCTCCTTGGCTCCAACTGGCATACTAAATTTCGAGCACAGGGTTTGCCATCCAGAAATATCCTTGCGCCACTTTCCTTGCTCATCATTTTCAACGCGTCCGAAGAAAACAAGTATATCCTCTCGTTCATTATAGTTCGTCTTAGAATAATCGGGTGCAAGAAGTTCAAGCATTCTTGGCTGTCTTGGCCAGAATGTCCAAGAGACCGCGTTTGGCTTCTCAGAAGGCTCTGGGTTTCCAGCTAAGCACTTCTTATAAACTTGTTCATTTTCAGAGGCCTTATCTAACCAGTTCCAGGTGGGTCTATCGTAGAGAAGAGTTCCTTCTGCGCCTATAGAGCCAAACCAGCAATGAGTGATGGAAGAGTCTTCCTTTCTCTCAATGTATCCCTTCTCTGCCCAGAGGTCAATCATCTCACGGAAGGAATCACCCTTGTGTCCAAAGAAGCCGAACTTCATCGACCTTGGTGGAGTGTAGATACAGGGTAAGATTACCTTGACTTCAGAGGCTACAAACCATTTCTTGAATTCATTGAAAACAATCTTCTTGAATCCATCTGGAGTCGATCTCGGATACTGGAGCAAGGTCCATTCTAGATTCGCCGCCGCGCATAGATGAACTAAGGAATCAGATGGCTCTCTCTCCTCTTGTAGCTCTAACACCTTGCAACCCTTGGGAGCCAACCAGAGCCAAGACCAGGTAGAAACCTTCAGATTCTTTGCAGAACTACTTAGAACGACACGTGATGCACCTGACAGACCCTCTTCCCAATCTAGAGCAGATGAGTGGCTTGAAATAACTTTTACAATAAGCCCTTGTTCCTGAGCATAGAGCCCTAGAGTTTCTAGAAGATCCTCCTTGATATGTAATGTATCATTTACAAAAAGAATGAAGGGTGCTTCGGTATTCACCTCTTGTATCCAGTCTGTAAGCGTCGCATTTCGAAGGGCCTCAATATCCATAGGCATTACTCTTACACCGTGTGCCGTGCGACCATAAACAGACTTAGAAAATACCTGTGTCTGATCATCATATTCTAGGAGACGACCACGGGATAAATTCCACTTGAAAAGTTTCACTGCCTGAAGATGACCCTCTGTTTTCTTGCACCAGAAGGAGGCTTCTGGAGTTTCTAGTCGCTGTTTCATAATTCTGGATAAATAGTTAAGAATATATAGACCTGGATCATAAAGCCAGTCAGCCTCAAGGGGGAAGGCCATCATTTGATCCACTCCGTGTGCAGGAAGTAGGTGGCTCAAGGTATTCGATGACCAGGCATCTTTTTGAGTAGTAGTTGTACCTACACAGATATCTCCGTGTCTATATACGAGACCATTGGGACTCACGAAAGCACCCCCAGTCATCTTAATTACGTGATCTTGGCCTACAGGGGGTACATAGGCGTTAAGTCCATCTGTAGACCAAATAAATGCAGGGTCACGGTTCATTTGAGAGCAGAACATTCCAAGGGCTTTTGCAGTTGTAGCCTTCAGGGGTCTTTCAAGGGGCTTGTGCTCAATCACTTGATCGGCCCATCCATCCCAAGTAGTCACTGGATTGAGCTCGTGAATTCCAGTGGGTTCAATAAACATATACACAGGGCGATCTACAATATCCTTGGGGTCATAGTTTCTTACCTCTGAATGATGTACGTGAATTGTCTTAAGAGTGGAGGCAGGATTACAAATTTTAAACTTCTTGCGCAAGAATTCTACGCAAATCGCATTATCACAACCAGCCTTTCCAAAGGGAATATTGAGAGAAGAGAGATCCCAAATTCTATCAAGAACACTATCACTGTGGATGACCCAGGTATCTTGAGAATCCGCTCTAGGACCAAAGAGTTGATGTGGCTGTCCCTTAAGACCTTCCTCCCAACGAAGAAGAGCAAGAAAGGTATCGCGAAGATTCACGGACCAGATTGCATTCCAACTAGAATCCAAATAAATATCTGTATTTGCGAAGACCACAATTTTACCTGCGCCAATCTTTTGCTTGATTAAGTCAATACAATTCGCGTAGGTGAGTCTTGTCTTCAGTGGTATCTTTGTAATCTTCTTATAAGGATCCGCGGGTATGTTAAGATCATTGGATTCTACAAAGAGCATAATGGAGTCAATTTGCTCACACTCTATGTTCTTCTGGAGACACTTATAGAGTTCTTTTGCTCTTGCTGAATTGGATGCCTTATAGTACTGCTGGATAAGAACCAGAGGCTCGGGTTCCTTGCAGGTCTCTAAGAGTGTTAGATGAACCTTATCAAACTCAATGGATTTCATACGTGGATGGTCAGGCTTGATTCCTACGAGGCGATTGTAACGGAAAACCAAGGATGCACAAATAATGGCATCTTCAACTGAGCCATCCCACTGGGGTCCAAGAAAGGGATATACCGATGCATATTCTTCAAGGCATAGGACATTGCCAAGCTGGGATACATCAAAGGATTCCTTGGCGAGAGCTGATACCAGCTTCATTGTTACGAGGATAAATCGCAACTTTGTTGCTTCTTTAGTTTTTAGCCAAGCACGAGAACGTTCCGTATCTTCTGCGAGAACTACAATTTGAGGATTCCATTGAAGGAGTTCTGGATCTACGCCGACTACAAGAAGATCAAAACGCTTCCACCGAGCCTCTGATTCACAAAAGGGCCTCTTCATCCAAACAAGTGTCTTGGAATCCTTCCATATGGAGGTATCGGATTTCATAACACGAATTTGTCCACCCGTTTTCGGATTACGTGCAATCATCTAGTATCTTTTCTCAGAGGAAGTTTAAACCTGCTTTTTTTAGTGAAAAAATTGAAATGTTTGGTGACCCTTGCTAAGGTACCCTAAACAAATGAATATCTTTATCTTGCATCTCAATCCTAAGAATGCGGCTGAGGCACACGGCGACAAGCACGTAATCAAGATGATCCTGGAGGCTTGTCAGATGCTTTATACTGCGCACTGGATGGCAGTACATCCTGAACTTCTGAAGGAGCGCTCTGCTGTAAAGATTGCCAAGGCGCATAAGTTGCTCTCGGTTCCTGAGCATATGATGACTGCCCCGAAGCGTAAGTGTGCGGATGAGAATGGCTATCGCCCGGTTCACCTTCACCACCCTTGTACAATTTGGGTTCGCCAGTGTGCAGGAAATTATATGTGGACTGTGGATCTTGCCCTAGCCCTTGCTGAAGAGTATGAGTATCGTTGGCCAGGTAAGACGCATTCGTGCAAGGCTCACGCTCAATGGCTAAAGGCGAATCTTCCTCCAGGAATCAACCCTAGTGAACGCATTGGATTTGCGGTCGCGATGGATGATGAATATAGAGTAAAAGATGACCCCCTTGCGTCTTATATTAAGTATTATAAAGGTGCAAAGAAGGATAAGAACTTGACCGTTTATACACGTAGAACTAAGCCAGTATTTCTGAATGACTAGATAATTTCCCCATAGCTTGTCCAAGCCACTGTACGATTTGCATCTCCATACACAGTAAAAGCATTCACAGAGTTTATTAAAAAGGATAAGGGCTTCGTAAGAGCAGGGGTTAGACTATATTGATAGGTCAATTGAACTGAATAATTTGCATTTTTATATGTTTTTCCATTGGGTAACGCACTGAAAATGATTGACACCTGTCCTGCTGAGTCTACCATTGCAGAACCATATTGTATGAAGGGTTGTTTAGAATAAGGGCTACTAAAGGATGTTATACTGGAACCAAAGGATGCATTGAGTGTAGATATATTTGTTAAAAATGATGATATAGTTGAAGTTGTGGCATTGGAAGCAGCGACTGCGCTAAAGGATAAGGAATTACTATTGGAATTTCCAACCAGACGTATATTTTCGCCAGCTATAAAGGAAATTGTACTTTTATATGTATCTGTTGGGTTATCGTATCCTGATAGATTCAATGAACCACTTGAATTACCTGAAAGATTAATTTGATTAAACGCGTTGGCATATAGACGTAAGGTATTGGGTGCCGTAGAATCTACTGTAAGACCTGCGTTAGGACCATTTAGGATTGATACGTATGGATAACCAACACTGGCTAGAATATTACCAGATGTTGTATTGATTGTTGTGAAGGCACCGCCGCTAACTCTTAAATCAGTTACATCTTGCCATACAGTACCCCCTTCGCCATCTGTTATAAGAATCTTATCCCTTCCTAAGGTTGTATTATTTTCACCTCTTGGAAAAATATCCTTTACGCTGAGAGAATCTAAGTACTGTGATTTCTTTGAGGATGCCATACTACTAGCATTTTATATAATATTTGGATGCGCCTTATATATAAACCTTTGATTTTTTCATGTACTTGTAGATGGGTGGCCAAGGAGGTTTATTACAACTTGTAGCCACTGGAAAGCAGGATATGTTTTTAACAGGAAACCCTCAAATGACCTGGTTCAAGATGGTCTATCGTCGTCATACAAATTTTGCAATGGAAAGTCAACCCATGTATTTTGACGGCACTCCTGATTTCGGAAAACGTATTACCTGTCTTGTACCACGCCGTGGAGACCTGCTTGGGCAAATTGTTTTAGAAGTGAGTTTACCGGCTCTAAAACTCACTACGGGTCAAGATGCAGCCTATGTAAATTCAATTGGTCATGCACTCATTCAAGAAATAACGATTGAAGTGGGAGAGCAAGAGATTGATAGACAAAATGGAGAATGGATGGAAATTATGTCATCCTACACGACAACTACAGATAAGCAAAGTGGATTTTACAATATGATTGGTAAGGTGGATGGATATTCATATCATACACTTGAAGGTCCTCTCAAACTCTATATTCCTCTTAGATTCTGGTTTTGCAAAAACCCTGGGCTTGCCTTGCCTCTTTTAGCCTTGCAGTATCACCCTGTTCGCATCAATTTAACTCTAAGACCCTTGAATCAACTCTTTTATTCACCTCTTCTTACATCACCGAATTGCACGACACTGGAGGTACAACCTGCAAAGATTGAGTCATTGATGTTATGGGGTGACTATATGTATTTGGATGTTGAGGAGCGTAGAAGATTCGTCAGTAGTACCCACGAGTACTTGATTGAGCAGATACAATATACAGCTCCGATTGCCATTGCCCCCGGTGCAATCACGGCCTCTCTTCAAATGGAATTCAATCACCCATTGCGTGAAATATTCTGGTATATTCAGCGTGATGATATGACGCGGTATCACGAATATTTCAACTATTCATCGGTTGGTGCAAGTGAGGCAGGTACAAGGAAGGATATGATGCAAGATGCTGTCTTACAATTTGATGGGTTTGACCGCTTTCAGGTTCGTGATGCAGGGTATTTCCGCTTAGTTCAACCCTGGCAGCATCATACAGTAATTCCAGAGGATTTCTTTGTATATTCCTATAGTTTTGCGATTCGCCCCGAGGATGTTCAACCCTCTGGGTCAGTCAATGCAAGTCGTTTAGATTCGATTATTTTACAGGTGAATCTTGATCCGGCGATTGTTAAGCCACCTGCTGTAACAACAAGTACATTTAATGTTGGAGCATTTTCAGCCGGTGTTGCATCATTAACATTTACAGTAGGTGCGACTCCAGTAGTAGGTGCCTCTCTATCAGGTCAAGGAATTGCATCAGGTACCTTGATACGATCCTATAATAAATCAACCTCAATTCTTACCTTGAATACTCCAACGTTATCAGCTGAAACCCTTGTAACCCTTACACAATCACAGGCTACAGCCTGTATAGTTGGAACTCTTCATTCTCGCATTTATGCTATTAACCACAATGTCTTCCGTATTGCGGATGGCTTTGGAGGAGTTCTCTTTACAATCTAGTAGAGGCCATGCTCCTGGATGTAAAATTAACACAGGGAGCCTATTGGAAAGGAAGTCAAATTCCATATTGGTTATATATGACATTTGCGATTTTACCTATGACAGGCTTATTTGGTATAGACCATTTACTTTTACGGAGCCCTTGGACGGCTTTCTTTAAATTTATAACGATGATTCCCTTATTTGGTTTCTGGTATTTTTATGATATTGCACAAGCTACTGGAGAAAGAGAATTTATTGAGAAATATGGTCTAGCCGTTCCATTTTACGGACCCACTGGAATTGGTGCAGGAATGTTTATTGGAAAGGATATTCCCTTATCTCCTCCAGAAATTGCTAGACCCTGGAGATATGTGGCGTATGTATTTGCCTCTACATTATTGCTAATTACTCCATTGAATAAGGTGATTCTTGGTGATTATATTGGTGCCTTTCTTCAACTCATTATGTATGTCTTATTTCCATTGACCTTTTTGGCTATCGCTTGGGGATTTTACGATGCCTATCGTATATTTTTTGATCAGAGGGGGCTTTTTGAGAAGGGAGGTGCTCGTGTACTCCCGGCATCCTGGATATTAGGAGATTATTTTAATCGTTCTGCTCTTGGACCCTTAGCCAATGAAAAGGTAGAATCAAGTGCTCCAACCTGGTGGCCATTTCGGTTTGCTTCGGCGGTAGCAGAAATACCGATTGTTGCTGCGAAAGCTACCTCAGGGGTTGTAGGCCTAGTTGCAAATGAGGGTGTAGAAGATGCAAAGCAAGTTATACATTCTGGTACGGCAGTTGCAAAAGAATCCATTGCGGCGGCTGACACCATCGTAAAGTCAACTGTTCAACCAATGGCGACGGCAGCGGAAAAGGCAGGGTCTGCTGCTATAAAGACGACTGAGCTTCTAGAGAAATTTCCCAATATTGCCGAGAAGGTTGTAGAGAATCTTCCAGCCACGATTGCAAAGCAGGCTTCTCAAGCTTCAAGTACTCTAGCTGCTCCACCCACTCTACCTCCTATAACCGCTCTACCCGCTGCACCAGCTGTCGCAGCTGCAGCAGCAATGACAGGAGGTGCAGTAAGTATGGAACCATCAGTCTCATCTTCTGTACTTTTATTCAGTGTTGCCCTTCTTGCCTTCAGTGGATACGTAATATACACATTTAGAAAAACATTGCATAAAACTACAGATGACGATGATACCCCTCCAAACCCAGGAGCAGTTCGAGAAACTTCTAAATCAGGAGTCCAAGGATAACAATGGGAATGTCATTGTCTATTTTACGGCACCCTGGTGTGGAGCGTGTAAGAAACTTGACCTTGATAGTCTTCAGGCTTTACAAACAAACGTGACCTGGTACAAGTGTAACATCGATGAAAATAAGTATACTCTTGGCTATTGTGGTTTACAAACGATACCCTCATTCGCCTTTATCAAGAATGGAAAATTCCTTGGTAAGTTCTCATCGTCAAACACGGAAATGGTCTTCGATATGATTATGGACTCCTTTTAGATAAGATGGATTATGATATATGCATAATAGGTGCCGGCATTTCCGGCTTGTATTGTGCAAGAGAATTATCGAAGGCCTTGCCTGATGCTAAAATATGCATCTTAGAGAAATATGAGTTTCTTGGTGGACGTATATCAACGTTCAAAAAGACTATCCCAGGTGTTGGTCCGATTCAATGGGAAGCGGGGGCAGGTCGGATTCACGTTAGCCATACAGAAACAATTCAACTATTAAAAGAATATAAGATTGACACGATTCCTATTCCTACTTCAATTCAATGGCGTTCTGAAGGATCATCAATTGCCGAGACAATTGACTTTGGTCGTTATATGGATAATCTAGCTCTTTCACAAGTATCTCCTGATATCTTAGCAAAATCAACATTGAAGTCAGTCCTTGAAAAAACCCTTGGAAAAAAGGAGACTAGAAATTTCATAGATACTTACGAATACAGTTCGGAATTAGACACTCTTCGTGCAGATAAGGCTCTCGAATCTATTCATAAGGAATTAGGACAACACAATGGGTTCTTTGTTATAATGGCTGGATTTTCATCTCTTATTGGTGCATTAAAACGTGATGTACAAAAAGCAAGTGTAAAGATTCTTAGAAGTAAAGAAGTTACAAATATCCATAAAATTCGGAATGGATATACGATAACTGTAAAGGATAATATTCCGATTCGAGCGACAAAGGTTCTTATAACAATTCCACGTGATGCACTAGCAAAAATCCCTTGCTTCAAGAATCTACAGATTCTAAAGCAAGTTACAATGAGGCCACTTGTTCGTATGTATGCAGTATTTCCACTAATCAATGGCTCAGCCTGGTTCAAGGATATTCAGAAATTTGTATGCCCCGCTCCGTTAAGATATGTGATTCCAATCGATGCAACAAAGGGTACAATTATGATATCCTATACAGATGGAAAAGATGCTGAATACTGGATTCATAGAATGAAGAATGGCGACCAGTCTATCATAGATGAAGTTATGAAACACATACGTGAATTCTTTCCAACAATACCAATTCACGCACCCTTATATTTTAAGATTCATCCGTGGTCAGATGGGTGTTCTTATTGGACCCCTGGTAGTTATAAGGTTGATAAGGTATCGAATGCATCTCTTATACCCTTACCGGATGAAATGCCTAATGTATATATGACGAATGAATCTTGGGCTGAAAATCAGTGCTGGGTCAATTCAGCGATTCAGCAATCGAATCGTGTGATTAAGGAAATGGTATCAAGTTAGTAAGGAACATGAGTTTTAAAATAACCATTTTCATTCATAGGATATTTAAATTGATTGATTGTTCCACTGAATGATGACCAACCACTGCCCTTAAATTCAGATGAATGTATGCAAGTATATATATCAACAATGGCTTTTTCAAGACTGGTTTGTCTTAAGGACTCATTTGGTTCAATAAGGTCAATGACCTTTATTCTATTTGCAAAACGTGCATAGAATTCATCTTGAGTTTTTCTATTATCGGTTGAAATATATAGATTCATTTCTGGTTTGCTTTCTATGAATTCAATAAAGGCATCGTCATCTGTATAATGATATTCTGCTTGTGCTAACCAGACGTGATCTGTTCTACGAATATGAACGGCAATATAGTTTCCTAGGAGTCTCATATTTGCTTGTATTTTCTCTTGAATATAGGGAAGTGGTTTTAGTCCATTGTATATTAACATTACATATGGATTGTAATTAGGATGCCAGCTATATCCAGAATAATCAACAGTTAGACCTGGATTTTCCTTTAGAAATGTCACACCTTCAAGAGGTTCAAAATAATCAAGGAAAAAGCCATTGCATTCATTTGTTATAGTCCATATTACATTGAGTGATAGGTTATTTTTCTTACAGTGTAACCAATAAGAAAAAACGACACGCAAATAATTACATAGCCCACCACCTGGTTGTACAGTGAATGAATTCATTATTCTAATGTAATCATTTTCTATATATTTTGATTAACGTAACGCAGCCGTAGCCAAGGCGTCCACTTGGTGATTAAACATCCAAGGAAAGGCATATTGTGATTCACCTCCCTTGTGTCCTTTGAGCCATTTATATTCAATGCTACGGCCAAGTTTCTGTGTTCCAAGGACCAGCTGCTGCACAAGGTCTAGATGTTGAATATCACCGCCCTGTTTCTTCCACCCCCTCTGTTTCCAAGTAGGCCCCCAGACGGATGCACATTTTATGGAGTATTCACTGTCTGACCAGATTTGCACCTTTGTCAGAGATGGATCAGACTTGAGTTTCTCATCGGCAATTTCCAGGCCGCGTAGCAAGGCTCTTAGCTCAGCCCGTTGATTGGTTTGAGGTTCTCTTATGGGTACGGCACCTGAGAAACGATCTAGCACAACATAGCCTATATCGGAAACTAATAAGGCGCCCCAGGCAGCATTGGCATTTTTCTTTCCATTGTTTGTACAGGCTCCATCAGTAAAGATATGGAGGAATTTTTGGTCTCTTACAAGTTGTGTGGGTATAAGTGACGGTTCAATATTTGGAACCCTAGGTAGATGGACCATCACGTTCTCCTGGCTCTCTTTCACATTCTCATTGTGAGTCCCTTCCTTATATATATAGGCGTCCAGAGGGCCGGTACGCCGGATCTTGTATTTAAGGGACTCATTGGATTGTCGGGGGCGATCATCTTGTATCATCTCTATAGGGTATACACGAAACTAAAGACAGGTGGTTCAACTTTATGGATAAACCTCATCCATGTGTTCTTCATTGCACCCTTATTATTTTACATTGGTTACTATGAAAAAGAAACACCACGATTTGCATTTGAAGCCTTGCTTATGTTGGCTTTCGCTGGATTCGGATATCACACCTATAGCTTAATGCTTCTATTCAATACGGTTAGTGGAGGGAAACCTATTTAGATAATAAGTAACTTTGCCTTTAGAACAGGGTCAGTCGTTTCCTTCGCGTGGTCCATTACGTGATATAGAATTGCAGGGTATGAGTTAAATTCCTTCTTACACGAGCCGCAGGTATGAATCTTTGAGCCTTCCTTCTTTTGAATCCAGGGGTCAAGAAAGGCACGAATATGATTCCGTGCGATATGTACGCGACAATGCTCCTTCTTTTGAAAGGTATTTGCACAATTATCAAAGGGGCATTTAATATTGGCTTCAACTGGTTTCTTTGAATGGCGTAACTTAATATGGTCATCTAGAGCATATTTCTGATAAAATCTCTTTTGACAATGTGAGCATTCGTGAGGCATTGTCCCCTCGTGCTTCTGTAAATGATAATGCATTGTGTTTTGCTTTTCCTTTACCTCCTTGCAAATGGAGCAAACATAGTGTCCGTTTTCGTTCTTTTCGTACTGAAATACCATTGCGTACTGTAAACATAGTATTTTGTGAATTCAATTTTTACAGTATGATTAAAGTAGGCCTAAGAAATCCTTCATATTCTTATAATAATATGGATACAGAAGATATACCTGATGAGCCAATTGATGAGTTAATTCCTCAAACTCCTTTATCCAATATTATTCAGGATTATATAAGTATGTATCCAGAAGATGCTCCAAAGTGGTTAGAATTTTTACATCCTGATAAGAATGATTATTTAGGTTCTCGTAAAAAATATATGAGAACACCGCAGAAAGATTTGGATGCACTTCTCAATGAAATGAATTATCCTGTAAACCTTGATCAAACAAAGGTCATTACTCCAGAGAGTGGATGTGTTCATTGCAAACAATCGTGGGAAGAGACTCAATCATATCCACTCACACAATACATGTGTGGTCATAAATTTCATACGCTTTGTTCAGCAGTATATTATAATGAAACCGATACATCACGCTGCCCAATTGAAGGTTGTGGAGACAATACGATCTTTCGTCTTTCGTGGAAAATTCATAATGATAGAAGGGCTCAACTACAGTATGTGAGTGATACCTTAATGAATGCAATTGTTGTAAGGCCTGATTTTAAGAAGGACTTGAAAGACATTAAGCAGTGTATTCGTAAGGTGTCTTCCTCGAACAATCATTATAATAAGGAGGTTAGACGCATTCGTAAACGGATTATCAAAAAACATATGATTTCCATTCAATATCTGCAAGATGATATGAATAAGGCCGCGGCTGATATAGGTTCATCCGAAAAAGGGCTAAGTTATAAAAGAAGCCTACTATCATATCGTAAAAAGGCGGGTCAAATGTTTCGTAAATATAATATAAGTTTGAGAGATCTCCGTGAGAAAAAATTAGTCAAGGCTTCCTGGCATATCCGATGGGTTTTAGAACAGCATCGCACACTGGATCGTAAATATAAATTTGGATTTCGTATTTCACCTGGTAAAAGAAGTTGGTATACAAGTGAAACTGAAAATGATGTCTAAAGAAAATCGTTGTAAAAAAACTATAATGGATCGTTTGTATCAAGCCACTCGTGCTCAGTTACCTATAATATATGATATTGTTGATAGAATCTCTCACTATTTTAACAATAAGCCACCTGTATATAATCAAGTGGTAAATCAATATACAGGTAGCCCTATAAAATACAATCTAAGACCAAGAAAGCCTGTTCAGTATAAGGTCTAAAACATTTGGGCTTTTCTAATTTAGAATGTCGATAACAATTCTTACCCTAGCGATTGGAGTAGATTACTGCAAATCGCTAGCGAAGGCTCTAAGAGGAAAAGAGGACTATGCTAAAAAGCACGGCTATACCTACATTCAAGCTGGAGAAGAGTGCTGGGATAGACGAAGGCCAATTGCTTGGTCAAAGGTACCGTTCATTCTTGATACCTTATCGAAGTTACCTGAGGGAGCCTTAGTCTGGCAAAGTGACGCGGATGTGTTTATTACGAATCCGAGTTTATCTCTTGAAAGTCACGTTCTACCCTTGCTTCCTGAAGATAAGGATATGTTGCTTATCTATGATGCCTGTCATCATTTGAACAGTGGAAATATTATGATGCGAAATACAGCCTGGTGTAGAGATTTCTGGAAACGAGTGAATGAACGAACGGATTGCACCTATCATATTTGGTGGGAAAATATGGCAATGATTAAGGAGCTGGAATCCAGTGCTATAGATAAGGAGAAAATTCAGATTAGCAAGGAGCATAAGCGATTCAATGCGTATCTCATGGGACTTGAAGGGGAACCCTTATGGACACCTGGAGATTTCCTGGTTCATTTTGCGGGTGTTTATAAGGCATCTAGGATGGCGGACTTGATAGATAACATTGAAATGGGTAAGATTCCAAGGTTAGATATGTATAATCCTTTAAATTAAATTAAATAGATTCAATCTTCATCGCAAGTTCTTGACGACCGCGAGTTTGTTCAACGTTAATCTCCTTTACACGTTTATATCCGTTTTCACGAATTCTTTCCCGATACTTGCGATCATTTAATAATTTACGTATAGCATCTTCCCAGGCATCCTTATCATCGCGCATGCAGAGAATACCTGCGCCTCCTACACATTCCACGAGACCAGGGCTTTCGCTGTGTATTACAGGAACACCTGCGGCCATTGCCTCAACTGCGGTTCTTCCCCAAGTTTCACGCTTAGATGGCATAAGTAAAATTCCAATTTGCTTAAACACTACGGTAATATCAGCTTGATTTTGAATATAATGAAGATTCGTTGGTGGATTCTTAAGAATTCCTTGATCACCATAGGCTCCCTTAACACCTAGGAATTGAACATCAGGCATACTTTCAGCAAGTATATTAAACATATCAGAACCCTTATTTTTATTGCAGTTTATAAGGCATACTACATCTTTCTTTAAAGTAGTTTCACGTAAAGCCTTAAACTTATTTGTTTCAACATAGGGTATCATACGCATATTATCATATAGTGTTGGAGATATATCCTGAGTTGCGTGAGAATTATATACAACTATGATTGGAAAGGCTATTTTCATTTGAAGAATCCAGCTATAATGGTCAAATATATGGATAAAGATATACACTGGTTTCTTTCTGTGTTGAACAAGCTTCAAACTTTCTGGCTTATCAGGAAATTGGAAAAATATCGCATCACAGTTCAATATAGTTGATTTACAGAATTCATCCTCTTCATCATACTTATATATTTTTAAACCTTCATATTCATTCACTTCAAAGGTATTTACAAATACCATAACGTTATGACCGCGGCTACGCAAATACTTAATGGTTTCAAAGGCACTTATTTCAGAACCAGCAAAGACAGTTGGAAGAAACCGGTCTGATAATAGAACAATTGTTTTAGGCTTGTCGTTTTTGATAGATTCATTTATCTGTTTGTATTCAATCGCTGTAATTCTAGGTTTTTGGTATATAGGGGAACGTTTATAAAAAGGACTCAAGGCTATACATAATACTGCAAATCCTAGGAGCCCCAGGAGTTCCCTAGACATTCTACCTGTTAGGCTATATCTTTTTTATTTACAATAAGTATAATGGCTTCTACGCGTAAACTAAGGGCAGTCGGTTCTAAGGCTCAGGTTTGGCACGGTAATGCGAAGCATACCTCCGGAGGTCTAACTCGTAAGGATTTGATGAAGACAAAGAAGGGTCGTATCGTAAGCCGCAGAAAGCACACGATTGGCCTTCGTCGCATGAAGTCTCTACGTAAGCTCGGCTTCAAGGCGAAGAAGGGAACCTTCAAGTTATTCCGTAAGTAAGAATTCTAAATACTAAGAATCCGTTAGTCTTTCTGTCACTGTTCGCAGAATCATTCGCAAATCCGATATATGGAGTCGTAGGGCTGCATTATTTTCTGGATAAAACCACATAGCAATATACGATGGTACTATACTATTATTGATAGTACCCGTAGTAAAACGTGAATCATTTAGCGACAGACATAAACTAGCACCTGCTCCTCTAAGATCTCTATAAAGACTTCGAAGATCAAGTGATTGAACATAGCCTTGAATGGAAGATGGCAGGGATGATGGAATCTTCATAAATTGGGATTCTGTTATGGCATCTAGCCTCGGAAAAAATATGCAGTGAGGAAATCCCGTATGGAAATTCTCTCCTGTAAATTCACGGAGTGCAACACAAGTGGGTACACTATTTTGACCTGTCATTGTTAAACATTTTTGCCAGAAGGCATTAGGAGCGATACACTTTGGTGTCGTTACAATTAGGATAGGCTTCTTCAAGTGTTGACAAATAGACAAGAATAAACTCCAGTCCGTCGGAGATTCTGGAATAAAGGTCATATCCCACGAATAAGAAAGAAGCCAGGCACGTGAATCCAGCTTTGCCATCAATAAGACTGTTGTCTGAAATCCTGGAGTACCGGATAAAATCTGATCCTGGAATCCATTGGGTAAGGCACAGGAATCACTGGAGGGAAGAACCCATTGTGTATATTTGCCACGAAGGTTTGCATCAAAAGCCTCTAAGGATATAGAAGACATATCTATATGCTTAGAAGTCAAGAACTTCAGAAAAAAAACGTACCTACTGACAGTATGAACGAGGTTACAAAATTATTGTGCTTATCTGGTTTATTAATCGTAGTTGATTTGCCCTGGCTATATATTCAAAGTTCGGCTGTTCAGGATATCATTAGCAATATCCAAGCGGATAGAGCAATGAATGTACGGCTGTGGGCGGGAGCACCGGTGTATCTAGCCTTGGCCTATTTGCTTACACAGATTACAAGTGCACCTAGGGCATTCTTAGCAGGTGTAGCGACCTATGCAGTCTATGATTTTACACAGGTTGTCACCTTTGATAAATATCCTCTATGGTTTGCCTTATCGGATTCCTTGTGGGGTGGAATTCTAATGGCTCTAGTCTGGTGGATTGGAAGTCATTTGAATCTTGTTACACCCAATCGATAATCCTTATATAAACGGATTATGCGACCACTGGAAGAGTCCTTGACGTTGCCGAGGTCGGCACGTTATATCTCCTGGTTTACAGTTGGCCTTAATCTGTCCAGCGTGTCTTGTAAAGGCCTTCCAGCGTTTAATCTGAATCTGGTCTAATACAGGAATCCGACGACCTATCCAATATCGGCAGTACCACTGGAACCAGCCACGTTCATCTGGATTTATTTTTGCATCTGATAATTCAGGGTGCTGTGCTTTCTTAGAGCCTCCATGACCCGAAGGTAACCAACCGGAATCTATCCAGTATTGTAAGGGTTTCCTGGAATCTACAGATAGCAGGTTTACAGAAACATCCGGTTTATCTGGGCAAAGTTTTCCAGCCTGGATCGCATTCCAAAACCATTCCGCAGGAAATTCCAGTAGACAGTCATTTAGATATTTCCCCTCAAAGGCTCCTGCGGCCAACATTTCTCCTGGAGTCGCATAGGGCTTGAAATCTGCTTGGAACCCCTCCCCTGGATTTGCCTCCAGGGTATAGGTGTAGCCCTTAGACATTTTATTCCACACGTGAATCTTCATACCCGCCTTGAAATCTGTTAGGGGGGTACCACGTGAAATAAGTATATCCGTCATATCTTCAACAGTCTTGATTTTCAAAACTCTTGGATCTTTTGCAGACATTGGGTTCCTTAATTAATCAGGGGTAAAAAATGACAGCGAACTCATTCACGTATGAAGTATATGGACGAACTACCCAAGACGCATACGCTTACGAAGGAGGAGGAGGCCTTTCTTGAGACCCTCGATGAAAAGCATAAGAATCTTCACCGTCTAGCCATTCAGTGGCTAGAGACATCTTATCGTCCGGAGTGGAGCCATATGTATACGAGTCCCAAGTAGATATGCCCTGCCCCTACGCAACTCTTCTTGGAGTTAGAGGTCAAGGAGTCCATTCATCCAGATTTCTAGGATTTGCCTTAAATGATATTATAGCAACAATTGTCGTAGCCATTCTAACATCATATGCATTCAATATATCATTTTTCTATTCCTTGTTCTCTTGGTTATTTTTAGGAGAAGTGTTGCATTATATTTATGGTGTTGACACGGCCTTCCTGGAGTTGATTCATATGAAGCCTACCTGTTAGAGCCTAAAAACTATACGCATAGTTTATTTACTTAAGTGTGTATGCTTAAGAAAAATTTCGCAGGTCTATATATCAACACGCTGAAAACTCTCCGGCAACTTGTTTCTACATTTCCAAAGAATTCTGGGTCAGTCTCTGTAGTGAATCGTAATCGTATTCAGGGTCAATGGGAGCAATGGGTAAAGGCTCTTCCTAGAGTGGAACCTTATTATGCGGTCAAATCCAATCCGGATCCTTATATCCTTCAAACGCTTTCATTGAATTCGGTGAATTTTGATTGTGCAAGTATTCGTGAGGTACACGATGTGAAAAAGCTAGTCTTGCCTTATGAGTCACCTGAACCGCAAATCTTATATGCACATCCATTGAAATCGGATAAGGATATCAAAACAATCAATCGGATGAATATTGAAAAGACGGTAGTGGATTCATTAGAAGAATGTGAAAAGCTAGAAAGACTTGGATGGAAGGGGTCGGCCTTTCTTCGTGTTGCGGTAGGTGATTCTGGAAGTAAGATGCCTTTTTCAATTAAGTTTGGTGCGACTAAGGATGAGGTAGATATAATTGCGGAAGGATCCAATATTCCTATTTCTGGTGTATCGTTTCACGTTGGTTCAGGTTGCGAGGACCCACAGCAATATACAGATGCTATAGACTATGCGGCGACGTATGTGTTTGATGTTTTAAGAATGTATGGACATAATCCAAAGGTGATTGATATAGGCGGTGGATTTTCTGCAGAGCTTACAGAATTCCAGGAAACTGCAGAAGTTATAAATAAGGCTCTAGAAAAAGTTCCTAGAAATCGCAAGATTATTGCTGAGCCTGGTCGCTATTTTGCGCAACCAAGCCACGATCTATTTGTCAAGGTGATTGCTAAGAAGCCGAGTTCAAATGGTTGGAGATATGTGATTGATGAATCCTTGTATGGATATTTTTCGTGTATTGCGTTTGACCAGCAGAAACCAGCGTGGTTTCGCATACCGAGTTCGGATGATACTATAGAAAAAAGGGCTGAATCAGAAGGCATTTTATTTGGAAGAACTTGTGATAGTCTTGATTTGATTGCCAAGGGTGAAATGGAAACTCTAGAAGTGGGTGATTGGTTATATTTTCCTTTGATGGGAGCCTATACATCGGTGACTGCATCGGAATTCAATGGATTTCCAAAGCCCTTAGCAATAAAGGATGACCATAACTTATTGCCGAGTACGAAGGATGCTTATATCTTATTCAATGATTTCCATAGCTCGCATTCGCTAACCTACTCAAATGCCTTACAGAGCATTTTCAAATAATTTAATCGTAAAGATTTTCATAGATATTAATTGCGGTATCACGTTCCCAATTGGATACAGGTAATCCTAAGTCAGTACGAATCTTAGATATTTTCGATAAGGGAACGGGTCCAGGTGATTTAGAATTTTCATAGCCTAGTTTTAATGTATGACAAGTATGAACAGATAAGATACACGATGCAAGTGTTCTTAATCTATCCATAAGGAATTGTAAGATTACTTGCTCCTTAAAAGGAGTCTGTCTAGATATTGAATTATCTAAACAGACTTCAATTGCGTAATTCAAATCCTTGAACTCATTGGGATATAAGAGACCAAAATTATCCCAGATAATTTTGTCTTCCATAAACTCCCGTATATTAGGATCTTTCTCAGCCTGGATAACTGCATTATCTTGATCTACAAGAGTGAATAATTCAACATCATCATCAAATACAGTGAGTGCCTTGTGAAAGCATTGGGCTACTTCAGTTGCACATCGTTTCAGTGAGGGCATATGAATCTTTCCGTAAAGAAGATGGTCCACACATAATGGATTTATAAGAGTATCATAGATATAGCAATAGCACATATCGCACATTGTATCGTATGGAAGGGGTACATATTATATAAGTCGTTGAATTTCAATTTTTTATACGAAACCTAAATACCTGATTATAAAAATATACAGATGGCCAAGATTACAGCGTTGAGCGACGGCATAGGATTTGTTGAATACCTTGATACCTTCGGTAATGATCTTACCGTTGTGAATGCGGCACGTGTCAGTTTTTCAAAGGAGTCTCTTGAGATGACGCTTGGTGACGAGAAACTCATCAAGTATCTTGCAAAGCATAATCATACAAGCCCCTTTTTCCATCCTCAGATCCGATTCCGTTTGAAGATGCCTATCTTTGTGGCACGTGAGTGGTTTCGTCACGCGATTGGGTTCTCTAGAAATGAGGTGAGCCGCAGATATGTAGATACTCTGCCTGAGTGTTATATTCCTGACACCGAATCAATTAGAGAAAGAGATTCAAATAAGAAGCAGGGTTCTAAGTCAACGGCAGTAGATAACGCCGATTATGCGAGAGGCTGTATTGTTGATTTAACTCAGTCAGCAATTACTACATACAATGCGCTTTTGGATGCGAAGGTTGCCCCCGAGGTTGCTAGAATAGTTCTACCCCAATCAATGTATACTGAGTTTATTGAGACGGCATCTCTTTTTGCCTATGCTCGTCTATGCAAGTTACGCTTGAGTCCTGATGCACAGTATGAGATTCGTCTTTACGCTCAGGTTGTAAGTAGTCTTCTTGAGAAGGCATTCCCTATTAGTTGGACCGCGTTGAATGAAGTAAATCCTGTATAAATAAATAGGTTAACAAATGTAGATAATATGCGGTGGCATCTTCTATTATTTACAATTGGTTTTCTAACAACAACAGCATCAACATCCACATCACTCTGTACAGCAAATGTATCCTTTACACCTTTCATGCAACTTAGCCAAAGACGTATGCTTCTTGATATCTTTGTAGTTCCTACACTCAGTGCAACATCGACAAAAACGGCATCACGTACGCCAGGGCGTACACAGTCATCCGCTATATCTAAACTTGCAACTAAAACAATGCAATTCACACAGACAGCCTTAGAAACAAATCCTGTAACTGTCTCAGCAGATCCATCAAAAACAAGTTCATCTTCCTCATATCTAACGATGACAATGGCTTCATCAAAGTCACAGACAAGTTCAGCCCAGTTGACAAAGTCTATGACAACAACAAAAACGACGACAGGTTCTATAACGACGACAAAAACATCTACAAGTTCACCAACCATTACACGGTCACCTCCCTTGTCAAAAACACCTTCAGCCAGTGGAACAAGTTCGTTATCTACAAGAATATCAAGAAGTTCGACGGCATCTCCATCTGATAGTAGGTCACCACTTAGATCACAGAGCATTTTGCAATCATTTACCAGTTCATCTACAACAACTGCATCGAAAACTGCATCTGGTTCTTCTACAACCAGTATATCTATGAGATCCACGAAGTCTGTATCACCCTCATCAACATCAACGATGACAATAATGAATTCAAAGACGCATACTGCTTCATCGACCAATAGTCGTACATCTACGCTAAGTCCTAGCTCAACGGGTTCATTCACATCGAGTAAAACAAGGACATCGATTCGAACGAGTTCTGCAAGTTCTAGAGGTTCTAAAACACCTACGAATAGTGTGACATTATCTGGATCAACTTTTATATCAAGGACTCTTACAACGAGTGGGTCATTAACTAGGACTAATTTACAATCGATCACACAAACAAATACTAAATCCCTTTCTCAAACTCTTACTTCGTTAAATCGTCAAACTTATATAGCATCAGCTACATCTTTATATTCTCGGTCATCCAGTGTATCCGATACAAATTCAATTATTAATTCACAAAGTTCAACGGCTATAATGTCATATAGTGCTATCACTTCATTATCTTCAAGAAGATCGTTAACGGCTTCATCAAGTTCCTTGGTATCTAAGTCATCCACTGGATCTACAACGCTTACATCATCTGTATCAGTTTCAAGGACGCGTTCTGCATCTGCAACAATATCTTCTACCTCAATTATATCACGCACAAGTCTTCCTACAGTCACTCATACTTCTAGCTCAGGTATATCAAAGACACAAAGTGCTTCTCCTACACATTCTGTTACTATACGACAGACACGCACACCAAGTATAAGTCCATCACAAACTGGAACATTAACACTGACATCTACAGATAGCTTTGTACGAAAGACCATAACAAATACATATACGCCAACTATTAGCAATAGTCTAACCTTATCGAATTCAATATCATCATACTTCTCAAGTTCATCGTTTACATCAGATTCATCTTCTGCGAGCCAATCAGTAAGTCCTTCTGCATCGATAAGTGGGTACACTACATATTCATCAATGGAAAGTGATTCATCATCTGGTTCGCCATCATTTACATCGGTACAATCTGTATCACCAATGAATTCTCAAAGTAATATGCGAACGCTATCTGCAATAAAATCTTCATCTGGTTCTACATCAAGTTCAAGAAGTCCTTCACGTTCAGCCGTTTTATCTGGAAGCCCGGTTGTGTCCCGTTCTAATACTATATCTACATCAGTAAGCCCTTCAGCAAGAATTTCTAGGTCTTCTTCTTCACTTCAATCGTATTCTTTTATCTCTTCAGGCTCAGTAATAACTTCTGTATCACCAGGGGTTTCAAAATCACCTACAGTTAGCCCATCGGAATCAAGCATTTCTTCTGAAACTAATACACTATCATCCTTAATGAGTGATTCGCCATCAGCAACCAGCATAGCATCTGATTCAGGGGTATCATCTATTTCTGAATTATCATCCACTTCAGAATCTAGTTATACTTCAAATTCACATACACCAACCTTAGGACCTTCAGAATCTCCTATACATACTGGTTCATTAGAAAACTCTGAATCATCAAGTTGGTCATTGACTGCATCTATTTCAGTAAGTGTAAGTTCAGTAGTATCAGAATCTCCTATATATACTGGTTCATTACAAGGTTCTGAATCATCAAGTTGGTCATTGACTGCATTTATGTCACCAAGTGTAAGTTCAGTAGTATCAGAATCTCCTATATATACTGGTTCATTACAAGGTTCTGAATCATCAAGTTGGTCATTGAGTCCGTGTATAACGCTTACACCAGTTTATACATTTTCATCATCGGCATCTACAAGTGCATCCATTTCACCATCAAAGGGTCCATCTGATTCATCGGATTCATCGTTTAGTCAAATTGATTCATCATCACCCTTAGCTTCTTATTCTGCATGGGTATCAGTATCAGCTTCAGCTACAGCAAGTAGTGGTTCAGCATCTCCAGCTACTTCAGCATCAGTGTTAGGATCTGAATCTGTAACAAGAACACTTGATTCAACTGAATCACCCTATAGTTCAGTGAGTCCCTCAATTTCTGAATCTGTAATATCTAGTCAAACCGCGAATCGTTCTGATTCATCGGTTCCTTCTAATACATATACACCATCTGAAACGAGTTCAGATTGTGGCTCACAAAGTTCATCAAATTCACCAAGTGTATCTCAGTCACCAAGTGTATCGTATTCATTTATACAATCATCTTCATCACTTGTATCAGATTCTGCAACGAGTACATTCACTGCTACATCTACACCGAGTCAAACATCAACGACTACTCAAACAAATACACCTTCAACAAGTGTAACAAATTCGCCAACATCAACTACTTCACGTACTCCTACACCTTCAAGGTCAGCGACATCATCTGTAACACCAAGTGTTACTAAAACAACTTCAGTGACTCCTTCTGTTACACCTTCTGTTACACGTACGGTGACTTCTTCAGTGACTCCATCTAAATCAGGAACACCCTCAGTGACTCCTTCTGTTACACCCTCTAATACAAGATCACCTACTGTTTCTGGTACTATGACAAAATCAGGAACACCATCAGTCACTCCTTCAGTCACTCCGTCTAAATCAGGAACACCCTCAGTCAGTCCTTCTGTTACGCCATCCAACACAATGACACCTAGTGTTTCTGGTACTATGACAAAATCAGGAACTCCTTCAGTAAGTCCTTCAGTGACTCCATCCAATACAATGACACCTAGTGTTTCTGCTACTACGACAAAATCAGGAACTCCTTCAGTCACTCCTTCAGTGACTCCATCCAAATCAGGAACACCTTCAGTCACCCCATCGAATACAATATCATCTAGTGTTTCTGGTACTATGACACAATCAGGAACACCTTCAGTAACTCCTTCTCTTACACCGTCCAACACAATGCCCCCCAGTGTTTCTGGTACTATGACAACTGGTGGATCTCCTTCAGCCACTCCTTCAGTGACTCCATCAAATTCTGAAACATCTTCAGTGACTCTTTCAGTTACACCATCCAGGACAATAACACCCAGTGTTTCTGGTACTATGACAAAATCTGTAAGCCCTTCAGTGACTCCATCAGTCACCCCTTCAGTGACTCCTTCAGTGACTGCATCCAAATCTAGAACCCCATCAGTGACTCCTTCAGTGACTGCATCCAAATCAGGAACACCTTCAGTCACCCCATCGAATTCAAGATCGCCTACTGTTTCTGGTACTATGACACAATCTGTAACTCCTTCACTCACTCCTTCTATTACAACGTCGAACACAATGGCACCAAGTGTTTCTGGTACTATGACAACTGGTGGATCTCCTTCATCCACATCTTCAATGACTCTTTCAGTTACACCGTCCAATACAATGACACCAAGTGTTTCTGGTACTATGACACAATCAGGAACATCTTCAGTGTCTTCTTCTATTACGCCGTCCAATACAATGACACCCAGTGTTTCTGGTAGTATGACAAAATCTAGGTCACCTTCAGTGACTCCTTCAGTCACCCCTTCAGTCACTCCTTCAGTCACTCCATCCAAATCTAGGACCCCTTCAGTCACTCCTTCAGTAACTCCATCCAAATCTAGGACCCCTTCAGTGAGTTCATCAAGTACACCTACAAAGTCACTAACGCCAACAAAAACACGTTCATAAAAAATTATATATATTACTTAGTCGACCTTAGTAGACCCAGGTGCAACTAGATCAACAATGGCACGTGTAATTCCCATAAGTATAATTGATGAATAAGTGACCTGAGTATTACTAATCACATTTACACCCGCCTGGCAAACTGGGCTACCTGCACTAATAAGTCCTTGTAGATACCCTACAAAGCCATCGGGTACACAAAGTCTATTATATAGTTTTGTTGCTCCATAATGCGTTGTATATGCAATCAAAGCCGATACTATACTCTTAGAAATGGACTCCATACCTAAGAGTATCGTAAAAATAACAGTCAATTTTAATTATAAGGGTCATTCATCATCTGAATCAGGGTATTCAGGGTGTATCGTTTCATCTGTGGGATTATAGCGACCCTTGTAGGGGCCCACACCTTTTGCAGAAACTGCATAGAGTTTCCCTGATTTCGAATCGTAATAATAATCCGTCCCCTGGCAACGAATCTTCTTGACTCTTACAACAATGACTTGTGACTCACATACTTGAATAGGTGGTTCAATCGACTCTAGGAATTCAGCAGGGCCTGTAATAGGTAAAGGAGTTGCCACTGGTTTCGAAACCTTGATTTTTCTTGGCTTCTTTGGAGATGGATTTGAAACAGTAGGTGATACTGTTGAAGGTGATACTAGAATATCTGTTGGAATCACTGTATTAATGGTTAATCCTAGTCCTGATCCTGCCTCATCAACCTTTGGCTTTCTTGGCATATTTGCTTTCTGCTGTGCCTCCTTAGCCCTCCGTTCATCTTCCTCCTTGATTTTCCATCCATTCTTAATTAATCCTAAATAATATGGAGAACCATAGAGTTTGCTCTGTGGAGTATAAGGTCCACCTACATTTCCGTGATTAAACTTTGCCAATGCCTGATATTTACGAACACTTGGATCCTTATGACAACATTGATTGCATAAGGTGGTTCCATCAAGAACCGCATTTGGACATCTATATTCTGTCCAAATGTAGTTTCTCTCTTTTATTGAACCATTTTTTTCCTTGAAGAGCTTGAATGAAGTACGGTCTGCATTTGCGCGGCGTGAAATACACGACATTTGAGTACGCAAAAGTGACTGCCTCATACATTCAAATTTTTACGATGATTTTACGTCATATACTGATAGTGTTCTTGCACTTGGGTCATTTGTTTCTGGAGACCACTTTGGCATCCACTTGTAAGGCACAGTAGTCTTAATAGCTACAATTCCATAAGAAGCAACAAAGTTATACCAGTAGTAATATTCCTCGCCAGTCATTGGTATTAGGTGTTCCTGGTATATCAAGGGGTTATTTTTTTTCCATTCTACAGATGTATTAAGTCTATCCTGGATTTCCTGAAACCACGCCTTCTCTGGTGTAGATACACCATCACTAAAGGCTTCCTTGCGTCTCCATAGTACCTTTAGAGGTAGGGTTATATTATCGTCAAAGGCGCATCTTAGAATTTCCTTTTCAACCTGCCCGCCTTTTGTGGGTCTTAAGAAACTCGGGTGAATACTGCGAACAACCGCTACAAACTGCTTATCAAGGAAGGGAGTTCTAGCCTCAAGACCATTTGCGCTAATAGAACGGTCACTACGAAGAACATCAAAGTAATGAAGGTCCTTCAAAAGTCGTGCAGTCTCAGAGTGAAAGGCCTCATCACTTGGCGCATTATTGAAATATAGGTAGCCTCCAAACACTTCATCAGAGCCATCACCATTAAAGACAACCTTGCAATCAGTAAGTTCCCGAATTTTCTTGGCAATTAAGTAATTACCTGTACTCGCACGAACCGTTGTGGTATCATAGGATTCAATGGCTTTAATGACTTCTGGTATAACATCAAAGAATTCATCAGGTGTCATAATAATCTCCGTGTGGTCGGATCCAATCCAATCTGCAACCATTCTAGCGTGAGCAACATCAGAGGATCCTTCAAAGCCAATCGAAAATGTCTTCAAGCACTTACCTACCTGCTTCAGATTTTTCTGTAGTATAGATGCAATCAAACTACTATCGAGGCCACCACTTAATAGTGCAGCCACTGGGCGATCTGTTAAAAGACGCTTTCTAACGGCTTCCTCTAGAGCAAAACGAAGGGCTATACAGGCATCCTGATATCCAGTCTTTTCTGAAGGATGAAACTGGGGATTTAGAATCCAAGGGACCGAATGATACTCAATGTCCTGGAGAATCTGCGTTGAACTTGCATCATACTGGCGAACATATCCAGGCTGAAAGGGTACAACCTTATCATACCCTGTACCAATGGCCTTGATTTCTGATGCGAATTCAATGGCATCATTGGTTGGTAGAGTCGCTAGGAATAATGGCCTTACACCATAAGGGTCACGTGTCACAATCAAGTGATTCCGTTCAGCGTCATAAAGCACAATAGCAAAGACACCATCTAGCGCACGGGCAAAGGTGGCCAAGTCATCACGGTGTCTAAGATATAAATCGCCAATACATTCACAGTCAGAGCCGGTTGATTCGAGGCCAAGGGATGTCTCTAGATCCTTGGAGTTGTAGATTTCACCATTACAAATCCAGGTAATAGGACCCTTCGAATAAGGCTGCATACCAGCCTCGGTTAGACCATTAATGGCAAGGCGCGTAAATCCGAAGGTAAGGTTATCATTGATTTCTTTCACTTGTGACCCTTCTGGGCCACGGGCAACTAATTTGTCCAGTTGGGATTGGAACGTATCTGAAGTGATAGGCGTATTCACAAGGTATGCCTTTGTTCGCAGACGTGCCAAGATTCCACACATATCTTTATAAGATTAAAAGATATTGTTTAGACCTTATAGAATGGACGCAAGTGACTTAATTAAGCGTAATAAGGATAAAACAGTATACTCGAATATATCAGTATATCTATCTACGACACAAATTGGCTCAAATCCCGGCAAAGGCGGCTTACAAAGTAAGACTGCATATAGTTTTCCTACATATGAACTTCGTCAGGATTACTTTGAAGGGCGATACAATTTAGCTCTTGCATCTAGTGTTACAGTGAATTGTTCTACAATTTCATATCAGTAAAATATTTTTACAGATTCTCTATAGAATGGATTATGCGCTTATAAACACAGTCTCAGATTCTGTTTATAAGGTCATCAAGTATGGACTCATTTCTGGATTGGCTTTAAGTTTTCTAGTGTTATTTGTTGGTTCAGTACTCGTTCACGATACGTATTATATTACAAAGAACCCCAAGTTTTTTGTAAGTGAAACCTTGATAATGGGTATTCTAACAGGGTTACCTGTTTTTTATATAAGTTATTTGCGTGGTGGTAGTAAGAAAGAATCATTACAACATTTTATCTTATTATTTTTAAAGATTGCAGTCATTCATATTGGGTTCCAGTTGTCTGGAGTGTATTCAGTTCTCTTTCCTGAATCGAGTAATATGGAATAAGGATGTAAAGGATTCAGGCAACTACTCTTAGAATGCTTGAAAAGACAAAGGCTGATAGAGTCAAGGAAGCAGTGACTCTTTTAAAGAAACTTCCTACTGCTGGAATTCCCACATCTCACGAGGTATACATTCATGTCAATGAACAACTAAGCAAATGGGTTATTACAGGAATTCCATCATCAGAAACAATTGATCTTGGCACTCATATGGGTGAGCTAGTTTTACCTGCACTGAAAGATGTGAATATTTCGTTTCATTTGAAGGCAAAGAAATAATATCTAAATCTTGATTAAGTATGGCTAAAGCTTCGCGAATAAGAGCAAAGCCCGTGAATGGCTTTGCTGTTGTCCAATCAAAGGAAAAACCTTGGGTCAAGGAACCCAATTATAGACGATGGCTGAAGAAGCTAAAGAATCATACGCGTAAGATGAAGCGGAATCCAGATGATAATCCGGATAATATGTGCGTAGATTCAGATATTTGCAAGGGGGACCTTGGAATTCCGCGGAAACTTATGCCGCAATTTACGACCCCCAAGGATATTAAGACATTTACAAACTTCATTGGAAAGAAATATGGGATTAAGACACGCCGTGCTAGAAGAAAGGCGGGCCAGTTAAGACCATCTCAGGAGGAGATTAACAGGGAACGTGTAGAAGATGTCCAGGAAGAAATCCGTGAAAAGAAACTGGATCCAAAAGTCCCTTTAGTGATATCTGCAGATAACTATGTCATTGACGGACATCATAGATGGGCTGCATATAAAGCTTATCACCCGGCTAAGTCTCTACCTGTTTTATTAGTAGACGCAAATGCCCGTGATGTCTTGAGCACAGCGGCTACTTGGGGTGCAAAGCATCATCAGTTTTAATCCTTCTTAATTGCCCTTGCAGCAGGGCAAAATTTATAAAAGGGTTCAGCATCACTTTGTTTTATAATATATGTTTTATGAGCACCAAAGCTTTTCTCCTCAAAATTATTCTGAGTACAAAAGTTAGCTAGATCATTTGCAGATCTAGGTTTATGAATGGATTCTTCAACACAATTTGAATAAAACACATCTTCAGGGTAATCTGGATTAATACCAGAGTACTTACGAATACATTGTTTCTGGAATGAATTCTTTCTAAAACTAAGACCACCAACTCCATAAAAACTATTATATTTTATTTGATTATTTAATTCATTCTTACCCCAAACTTCTTTTTCATTTCCATATGCACGATTATATGCCCCACATCCAATATAATCAAAATGCATAAAATCTTTTATTTTGTATTGAGATGATGAACATAAAACTGCATCCGTTTGGAATACTAAGATATTCTCAGCCTTCACTTGATTCCAGAAGTCAAGTTGTTTAAACAAGTGATTATACTCTTTGACTTGTAAGTTATCCTTATCTAAGGCTAATAAATACACTTTGCGACTTTTTATATTTGAAACTGCCTGCTGAGCATACTCTTTGTGGCTCTTCCCGTGAAATACGTATAAATCCCAATCCTTTGGCATATTTGTATCAAAGTTTTCACAGACATACTTTAGCATTTTATGCTTTCTTGGTTCCACTATGACCATAGCCTTTCCCCCATTAAAAAACTTTGAAGAATAAATAACGATTATACTTAATGCAAAAATAACAAGTATGCTTATTAACTGATTATATATCTTATTTGACATCTATTATAGTTGCCGTAATTATATTCAAAAATCGTAAAAGGTAATCTATTTTTTAGTGTATGGTATACAATAAAAAAAGGATTTGGTCCAGGTGAGGATTGAACTCACGACTCCCGCGTGACATATGTATAGATACATTCTATAAGCACGATGCTCTAACCAACTGAGCTACAAGACCAATTAGACACCGGCAGCTTCCACGAAGTGTACTGCTTAATTAATATTGACTGGTATTATTTAAGCCGTGCTGCACACTGACTTTATGAACCTAAACGCATTCAATTTTTGAAGTATACTTGTCGATTTTTTTACTTGCTCTGACCCTCTTCGATGAAGCAATAGAGTTCTTTTTTGGAATATCTATAATGGAAATGGAAGGTCGCTTCACCCATTTCTTCAAAGGTTAATTTACATGTAACAACAAGTGTCTTATTTTCAGATACGAGTTCATCCCAGAGTTCCTTTTTATCTTCGTAGGATGTATCCCAAGTGCTTTCTGCAAGTCCCGTGAAATAAGCCGCGTGCTCAGAAGATGGAGGAATAACAATCATCTATAGAATAGAATCGCTTGAAGTTTAGGTCTAAAGAGAATCAGATTTATATATCTGGTGAAAACCAAGGTGATACCTTAGCAAAGTGGTTACTGCGATGGATTACTAACCCATTTCCTTTTGGAGCGAAGGTTCGAATCCTTCAGGTGTCGATTGTTTACTTAAATATTTGAATATCTAAGTAAAGCATCAACCAATAAAGTTGACAACTCCAAATCAATATATAAAAGCATACCAATGTTTCTTAAGATAGCGGATGTCAAGGCAGGTCCTTCAGATATGCCTGAGGACCCCCCTATTAATTATAAATTCCCTCTAGACCCCTTTCAGCAACACGCTATGAAGGCTATCTGCAATGAGGAGAATGTCTTAGTCACAGCCAAGACGGGTTCAGGAAAGACCTTAGTTGGAGAAGTTCAGATTGCCTATTCCCTAAGAAAGGGTAAGCGTGTCTTCTATACGACACCAATTAAGTCCTTGTCAAACCAGAAGTTCAATGATCTTAAGAAGCAGTTTGGTTCCGTTGGAATTATGACAGGTGATATCAAATTCTGCCCAGATGCAAAGGTTGTCATTATGACCACAGAAATCTTGCGGAATCTTCTCTTTAAGAAGGATTCAACGACCAAGTCTCTTGGTCTTACCGCAGGCATTTCGTGTGAGGACCTGGATGCAGTCATCTTTGATGAGTGTCATTACATCAATGATAAGGACCGTGGGCATATTTGGGAGGAGGTTATGATTCTTCTACCGCCTGAAGTGAGAATGGTGATGCTTTCTGCAACTCTGGATCACCCTGAATACTTTGCGGAGTGGCTAGGAGAGTTGAAGCAGCGACCCATCAATCTTATTAGCACCGAATATCGTATTGTTCCTCTTACACATACGATTTGGTATGGGTCTCAATCTCACGTATTAATGGATGCAAGGAATGTCTATAATGATAAGGAGTATAAGGATTGGATTGAGTGGAGAGCAAATAAGGAGAAGGATTATCTGAAATATAAGGACAAGGTTATTAATGCAAGGCTAGTTGGTACAGAAGGAGCCATTAGTGGAAAGGTGCGGCCTGTAAGTTTCCTCCATCAGATGAACGAGTTAATTACTACGCTTCAGACCAAGGAACTTCTTCCAGCGCTCTTCTTTGTGCTTTCAAGAAAGGATTGTGAGAAGTATGCTCAGAAGGTTGATGGGAGTCTGATTACTTCATCGGAGACGGCGGATGTCAAGCACATATGGAGTTTCCATCTTCGCAATCACAAGAAGAGTTTGGAGGCTCTTCCTCAGTACCATACGATTATGGGCTTAGTTGAGAGAGGAGTTGCCTTTCACCACAGTGGCCTTGTACCGATGCTGAAGGAGATTATTGAGTTACTCTTTGGAAAGGGTCTTATTAAGGTTCTGTTTGCTACGGAAACCTTTGCAGTGGGGATTAATATGCCAACTAAGACGGCTGTATTCATTGGACTGAAAAAGTACGATGAGGAGCGTGGTGGAATGCGTATGTTGACTACAGCGGAGTATTTACAGATGGCTGGACGTGCAGGACGACGCGGTTTAGATACAATGGGTACAGTCATTTATCTTCCTGATAGGGAACCCGTTGAGCCGTTTGAGATGAAGACGATGATGTGTGGTGGTAAGGCACCTGTCACATCGCGTATGGATTTCGGCTATGATTTCATTCTCAAGACAATTCAATCGGGGAATCGTTCGTGGCTCGATCTTCTTGAGAAGTCCTATTGGCGGCGACAGCGTGAGGTCATAATAAAGCAGATTAAAGCAGACCAGCTACAACTCGAACAACGCAATGCAACTCTTGTTCTCACAGAAGAGGAAGTTGAAGCCTTTAATGAAAAGATTGAATTAGAAGGTCAGATTGCAAACTTTACGAATGCCAAGCGTAAGAAGGCGGAGTTAGCCTTGAGTCGCTGGAAAGATTCTCACACAGGGGCAAAATGGTCAATCGCAGAAACAAAGTCAAATGAACTTCGAACTCTTAATCAAAAGCTTAAGATTCTAAGCAATGACCTTGAAACGGCTACAAATGTATCGTGTGATGTTGAGGCGCGAATCCGTGTTCTAGAGGCAGCAGGATTCCTAGAGCATCTAGAGGATCCCAAGGCACATACTAAGGAATCTTTGACTACGAAAGGAATTCTAGCAACAGAACTCAATGAATCCGATGCACTTCTTGTATCTCAGTTGTACTTACTAGGTGATTATAAGAATATGGAGCCGAAAGAAATTCTTGCGGTTCTATCTTCCTGCATTGTGGAAGGTAAAAAAAAAGATGAGGAGCCAACTCTGAATGAACTCTCTATTCCGCAAAAGGTAAAAGATGCACTTCATACAATGAGTGACCTCTGGGAATCGTTAAGCAAGGTTGAGCGAGAAAAGAAGTCTCATCACAGCGAATGGAATCTCGGTACATTCTGGATTGAGCCTCTCTGGCGATGGATGGAGGGTGAGTCAGTAGCAACTCTTTGTACGGATTATGAACTCTATGAGGGCAATCTGATTCGGTCAGTTCTGAAGTTACAAAATATGTTAGAAGAGTGGCGTTCAATGGCTACATATTGTGAGCATACGGAAGTTCTTGCAAGACTGGAGGGAGCCGATTCACTTCTTATACGCGAGGCTGTTATTCAGGATAGTCTCTATCTTCACTTATAAACATTGAACAGAATTCGATCCTTCCATTTGGCTGACTGGTATTCAACATAGTAGTTTAGAGTATATTCATCTCCTGTATTTAATTCAAGGTGTTCACCTGTATCTTTTTGAACTAGATTCAGTATAGTATTATCCTCAACAAGGGTTGCTTTTACACGAATGATGCGATTCCAAATAGGTACCCAGAATTGTAGGGCCTGTTTTTTCATATCAATATCTAAGAGAATCCCTCTGACTTTCTTATATTCGCTGGACATAAGGATTTTAAGGAAGAACATATCTCGGTCAAAGGCTTTCGCATTTTTCTGAAGAGTATTTAATTGCTTACAAAGCCCTGGTACAAGTTCTGGAACAGGTTGACCTTTTAGAATCGCTAGAAGGCAACGTTGATTATGGAGGTCTGCATAACGACGGAGTGGCGATGAGGCGTGAGCATAGTCATCAAGGTCAAGGCCCCAATGTCTTCCTTCTGCATTCGCTGGAACATAATCTGCAGATGAATAGGCCAGCTTACTAAGACCTGGGTTAATAGAAGTCCATTTCTCAAGTTTCTCCTTATTGGGTACACTGTGGTGTCTCAGGATTCCAGTATTATGTTTCTTTAAAAGTTTACCAGCTTCCTTATTGTAATATACCATAAGAGTTTCTACCCACTCCTCACTCGTCATTAAGGCTTCTCCTGCAAGTGTATTTACAATTGTCCAGAGGGCAGCAATGTATTGCCCATAATCATTCTTAGCCTGGCTATAGGTATATGCCTTATCAACCTTTACCTTGGACAAGGACCATTGACTATCCATTATACCCTCATCCCTAGACCATTTGATGGAAAGGGATATACAATTGCGCTCGAGTCCAGCTAAGAGCGATAATTCCTTGATACCAATACTAGGTGGTAGCATATGTTTTGGAGCTTGGTCATCAGGATAGAGTGACTGTCCCGTTATCTTAGAATATATATCTAAGGGGGAGCCTTCATCAACGCCTGATGCAACATCTGTAATACTGATTGTAAGTAGCCATTCAGAATTACCTAGTTTTTTAAGAGTTACAACATCATCTACATCTTCACAACCAGGTGGGTCAATATTGAAGGTAAATCCTTCAAGGAGTTCTCTAGATGCGAGTTCCTTGGAATAGTTTTCTGAAAGGCTATATTCCTTTGGATATGACCAAGGTGAATATCTATGAATGAGTGCCTCCTTTTCATAGGACTCTTCGCCGCAAGGTCCCAGAATACGAACAAGGCTGACTCTAGCATATTTTGCATCAGTGTCCCAGGTCTCAAATCGTGCAAGGCCAATCATATTGCTTGTTGCACCCTTATGGCTAGACCCAGTAATCATAATAGGATAGGCTTTATCAAGGGGTTCAAATAAGTAAATAGGAGCTCCTTTAGAAGTGATACCATATTTAATCTTTGAAGCAAAGTGAATAATACCAATAATGAGTGGATGATTACTACGCTTTAAAAGTGTTCCATCAAAATTCACTTCATCACCAGGTAACGCTTTCTGAATATGCTCTACACCTTCAAACTCTTTTACACAGTTGCCTTCTGTGTCTAAGAGTTTGAATTGCACATAGTCCTTAGTGTAAAGTTTCATTTGGCTTGTATAACATAAACCATAAAATTGATTCATTTTTTAGGGTTTATCTAAAGCATACCTATATATTTATCCAATGGCGGAGAACATTGATAACTATTTACATTCCTTGATTGGTTATTACGGATTCAAGAAAGTTCATTCACGTCTCCTTGAAATGATGAAGGATGAATATGAATATCTTCATTCTCAGTTCAAGGAGGCTTCAGTGGTAACTGTGCCCCTACCAGTTCTACCAGTTCCTGTAGTTTCAGCTGCTGAAGTTGTACCTCTTGCAGAAAAGAAAAAGACAAGAAAGCCACGAGCCAAAAAGGTTACAGTGCCTGATCAGGTAAATACACTTGTTCCAGAGATTCCAGTTGTTCTAGAATCTCCAGAAATCAAGGAGGTTGTCTTAGTACCACCTAATTTGGGTGACCCTAAGGGTTGGAAGGAATATCAGAAGAAGGCGGAAGAAACAAAGCGTAAGGAAAACGATGTTCTGGGTATTCAAGTTCACGCCATTCTTACAAGGGAAAATCTAAAACAATGGGTTGAGGAAGAAGGGCAATCCTATGCGTGGGTTGCAAGGGAAAAGGCTGGATGCCCACAGGAGCAAGTGGCGGCAACGGCTCAAATGATGGGAATAAAAAGTAAGGTTACAAAGAAGCGGGGAATGATTTTAGCAGGGAAATAATTTCCTTAGGAACGGGCTCTGACGACGAGTATGATGACAATGAAACGTAAGATACCCGTCATATGTCTTATGAAATCCGTGTGAGCCATACCACTTAATAAGATTTTTCTTTTGGTGGAGGGGATATAGATACATAGAACGATTATCACGAATACACTTCTTAAGAATATTCGTGATAAGATTTGACCCTAGATTAATTCCTTGATATGATGAATGAATGGCAATAAATGATGTATAGTTATTTTCTACAAGAGCAAACCCTAATAGGTCGCCCTCTTTTGTAAATACACCGATGCTCAAATCACGAGTTCTATCCTTCCAGGATGTATGTAAATCTGCTAAAGAGAAGTCTTTATAAGGGAACTGTTGATTAAAGATATCCCTTACAGATGCATAATGCTCAACGGTTAGCTTTTTAATGTTGTATTTCATTGTACAATATCTACTGCAAATCACCCTTCAATTTTTTGCCTAGTTAATTTACTTGCCTGTTGTTTTCTTTTCCTTCTTCTTAGATTTATCTCTTGTATTCAATGACTTCACGTGAGAATCATCTTCTTCCTCATTCGTTTCTGAATATTGGTCAAGTAGGATTTGCATCGCGGTATCTAATTCTGCAGATTGTTGCTTGAGTTCAAGGATGCTGTGGGTTGAACTTGTTTCAATGAAGTCTACAAACTGTTTCTTATCCGCTTGAATCTTACGAATCAGGGCAGACGTTCGCATCAAAGAATTATGCACGTACTGTTTTGCTCTATCAATACGTCCCTGATAGTTCTTATCTGCAGTCCCATCCTCCTGTAACTTGATTGTCTTACTGAAGGTTCCAGCGATACGAATCATCTGGTCAATCAATGATAAAACGTGGTCCGTATCAAGTTCAATGCACGACTGGATATATAGGACGCACTGGTTTCCGTGAATCCAGTCAATAGATATGGGGGTGCTCTTAGACTTTCCAGCGATCCCTGTATTCAATGAAATAAAGATACCGACTGTAACCTCAGGATGCTCTTTCATATCACGAAGGAATTTAGTAACCTCCTTTTGAGAAATGGTGTAGGTATAATTCTTGAGTTCAAAGAAGGTAGAGATTCCTTGAATTGTTGACGAATAGTCGCAGGAATGGGGTTTATCTCCAGTATATTCAAGGTCCCAGTTCATCTTCTCCTTGGCAATTCTAGAAAAGTAGTTTTCGCCGTCTTGGCCACGATAGGCGGACGATGAACTGCGTTGGAGTTTCGTCTGGAATTCATTCTCTTTTGCGGCAAGGAGATCCTCTCTTTGCTGAAGTGCTTCTTCCTTGGCTTTAATGAGTTCCTTCGTGGACTCCCTAATATCCTTGACGCGTCTATCAGATTCAGCTTGAAACTGTTCACGAATAATTGCATCTGACTTACTTGATTTTGCCAAGTCTATCTCAAGCTCTGCATTACGCTTCTGGAGTTGCTTGATATCTTTCAAGAAACTAGATTCTAGTTCAGCCTTAGAAGAAGTAAGTTCCAGTTCGAGGGACTTATTTTGTTTCTGCAGATTCTTAATCTGTAGATCATACTCGCGGCGTGTTCCATCTAATACTTCAGCCGCGGATTTCTCCATATCTGTAATCTTTTGTATGAGTGGTGTTAGCATAGATGCAGATTCAGATACAGCTTTCTTTTCAATCTGCGTAAGATCCTTAGAATGCTTTGCCTCTATATCTTTGAGATATCCTGCAAAGAGAGCATCTCGTGTAAAATCATCCTTGATTGACTTCTCCATTTCAATTAGCTTAGCAGCAAACGTTAGTGCAGATTGGAACTGACTTATATGAGATGTCATTAGGGATAATGGCATTTCATATGAGCTACTCACATAAAATGATAAGCTAGAAATATTTTCAAAATCTGATTGCTGACGTAGGAAAAATGCAGGGATATCCATCTTAATATGATATATATCATAGATATTTAGACCCACACTAACTTTAACTCTAATGCATTATGTTGTTATCCATCTCCATTTAAATAGATTATGAGGATATCCATTTCCATTTGATTGTGCTACATCTTTACCTGATCCTGATTTAATAAAGTAATGCAAATCATTATTCTTAGAGTATTCTTGAAGTAAAAATACACCATTTGTCTTTTTATATGGCTCAGTTATCATCTTATCGTTAAGACTAGAAAACATAGTTCTTACATTCTTCAAGTAATCACCTGGATTTATGTCTAGATACATTTTCTCTACAAGTTCTAGGAAGAATGGATTCTTTTCCTTAGATCCAAGGAATCCATTTGCACATTGATAATACTTAACATTATACCTGTCTGCACCAAGAGTAAAAAATGCAGAAGGGTAATCCATTAACTTATTAAGTTCATCAAACCCTATAAATAATAATATATCAATATCAACATAATAGCCACCATTCATATATATATATAGGTAACGAATTAGGTCGGATTTGTATTGAGGGCGTGTAATTTTGTTATATAATTCAAGGTGTTCAGGAAAGTTACATGATAAAAATGTTATGCAGTCTGCCTCAGTAAAAAGAGTATATTCATATCCGGAGTTGAATATCATTATATTATGCTTAATGAGTTCCATGGGTAAGCTTTTCATGTATTCTTCACCAATAACTATTTGAAGAATACGCTTTGGTAATGACATTATATAATATAATAATATCATTATCATTCTGGATTATACGAGGTTAAATTTCTAAGTTTTACCTTAAATGCGAAATAAATTTCTTACTAACACTACCTTGATATACGAGAGAAGGATGTGCCCAATATATATTGAATCCACCTATGTATTCACTATATACATCCATCTTTGTATCAATGGGTCCATCTATATCACTTGTTTTATCAAAATAATCTAAAAAATTGCATACTCCCTTATATGTCCATATTATTGATTCAGCTGACCTATTAATTTTTTCTTTATATAAGAATAAGTAATCCTTAATAGGCTCACTTTTAGGTTTATCTCTACCATTACCTGAACCAATATTAATAATATCAATATCATCTTTATCTTTAGCTAATTCAAGAACTCTTTCTAAGTTTTTAGAAAATGATGGATAAAATAAAGCATCCGATTCAAAGATACAGAATAGACCAGATGTATAAGATGCACGTATAGATCTTAAACATTCAATATGATTTAAGAATAAACTTATTTCACCATTTGATAATGGTGCATCTTTCATATTTCTGCGATGATACCTCATAGTTGTATCAGTTTTTACCCATTGAGACCTTAATTCTGGTGTTATTTCATTACCCCAGATATAAGTAAAGAAACTGTAATTCGTTAAGCCTATATCATTAATTTGCTGTAATAATGACTCATATCTATCAGGTTCTTTATCTTTATTGCAAAGGAAATAAGTATGAGCGATCATATATGAATTATATATAATTTTTCCTTAAATATATACTTATCCTTATATTCAGTTTATTTCATAATAAAATTATACATTTCATTACTTAAAATCTGTATGCCATGCCTGTTAAAATGTGCTTCATCTATTTTCTTATACTATGCCGTGGTATTTATATATTATTAAATAATATAATAGATTATATAGTAAATTTAGAATCTTTATGTATCATAGTAATATCTTGTTCCTTATTTACAAGTGTATAACCTAATCCTTCTAGATATTCAATTGAACGTATTGATGAATCTTCATAGTTATTCTCAAACATAATTACGTCAATAAACACTTTATTAAATTTAATAGACTTTAAAACTGAAAATTCTGCACCTTCAACGTCAATAGAAAGGTAATTCACTTTAGTAAAATTATATTCATCAAATATACTTTCAAGAGTACGTGTATTAACTTTTACAATAGTTGATGACGAGTTGTGCTTGATATTTTCACTTTGTATTCTTTTTATATGACGCTCATCATAATTATTAACAAGCCCACTTAGCATTTCAGTATATCCACTGTTTATCATAAAATCCCTAGATTCATTGTTTATTAGATCAATCGCACAATTAATATTTATAGAAGATTCTCTATTAGTTACTAATTTATCAAATACACTTGGAATTGGTTCTATATTGATACCAGACCAATTGTGCATTTTTTCGAAAAACAGTGTGTTATTAAATGTTTTACCATCGTGTGCACCAACATCAACAAAAATGCCATTTTTGAACCCCTTAAAAACTTTAGTTTCAAGATATCTATCTTGACCACACTGACTATGAAACATATATACTTAAAAAGGTGTATATATCTTTAAATATCTTGAATATAGCAATATGATGGAGTGAAGAGGAGAAAAAAGAGGTATTATAGAGTCTAGATGATATTGAAGGAAAATAATTAGCGGAATTAATATAACTCCATTAAAGATAAAGAGTCCTATGAATGTAGAGATATAGTAATCTATAGATAGAGTTCGAGTAGTTTAATGGAGTAATTATAAATCTGTAGATATGAGCTTATAAGGATTCAAGGACATCAATAATGTTAATGGAGTTGCAGGAGTTTAATGGAGTTACTGGAGTTTAATGGAGTTACTGGATATCTGTAGATATCAGATTATAAAGATTATAATATTTCAATAATCTCAATGGAGTTGCAGGAGTTTAATGGAGTTACTGGACTCCCTGGAGTTATATGGAGTTACTGGAGTTTTATGGAGTTATTAGAAATCTGTAGATATCAGATTACAAGGATTTGATAGACTTCAAGGAGTTTAATGGAGTTCCTGGAGTTTAATGGAGTTCCTGGAGTTTAATGGAGTTCCTGGAGTTTAATGGAGTTCCTGGAGTTTAATGGAGTTCCTGGAGTTTAATGGAGTTCCTGGAGTTTAA